GACTACTGGGTACAAAAGGAATGAATTAATCAAAGCCGCAAAAGGAAAGTACATTGTTTCATTCGATGACGATGACGAGCCAAGTTATAATTACTTCGATAAAATTTTCAAGTACCTTGACGGCAAAAATGCGGCAGTAGGTTTTGTCATAGAGTTCAGATTCGGAAAACATATTATCCCGATGATATGCACAAGCGCGGTGACAACTCCGATAAGTTTCCCTGATTGTATCTTTAAACCTATAACGCACATTCAACCTATTCTGAAAGAATTATGTGTTGAATTTCCTGACATAACTAAAGACGAAGATGTTGTTTGGTGGAAAAAAATGGCAGAAGTATTGAAGGGAAAGCGATGCGCATTTATTCTTGAAACACTTTACTTTTACAATCAACACTGATGCCTATTGACTTAATTTCATTCAACGGAATCTCTTGCCCTGCGTGGCAAGCTACGGGCAATGCCTCTCGTTTTATTATTCCATTCGCACTTGAAGTATGCAAAGGGGTAGGGTACGATTTAGGATGTAATAGAGAAGAATGGAAGTTGCCAAATGCAATGGCATGGGATATAAGTATAGAGCCACGACAAGACGCGCTAAAACTTCCTGAGTTAATGGTAGATTTTATTTTCAGTTCACATTGCTTAGAGCATCTTCCAAACTGGGTAGATGCACTTGAGCATTGGGGAAGCCGGTTAAAAAGCAAGGGAGTTTTGTTCCTTTATTTACCGCACTACGATTCTCAGTACTGGCGAAGTTGGAATAACAGAAAGCACATTCACAATTTAAATGCAGAAACTATTATTGACTATCTAAAAGACAGAGCGTATAAAAATATATTTTCAACAGGAGTTGATTTGAATAATTCATTTGCAGTTATAGCCGAAAAATGAGCGAGATAAATTTCAGAGGTCATACCATAAAGTATTCCCAACGTGACCCATTTTGGAAAACGGTTGAATCGGGTAAATGGGAATCTTATAGTTTTGATATACTCGACAAGTACATTGAAAAAGGAAAAGTATTTTTAGATTTGGGAAGCTGGAATGGAGTCTTGTCAATTTACGCTCATTTACTTGGCGCAAAAGTTTACGCTATCGAACCCGATGACACCGCATGGAGCGAACTTGTAGAAAACAGAGAAGCCAATAAAATGGATTTTGTAACGAGCCAAGTAGCTATCTCTGATAAAAAAGGATGGACAAATTTACTGAGTAATGATTTCGGAAATTCAGAAAGCAGTTTACTGACAGGAACAAAAAGGCAGACAACACCAACAGATACGCTTGAAGGATATGTTGAAAGCCACAAAATAAATCCCGAAGAAATTTGTTTGATTAAGGCAGATATAGAAGGGTCAGAATTGTTTGTTATACCTTCTTCAAAAAATTTTCTTGAAAAGTACAAACCCAAGATTTATCTTTCGATGCACCCGCTTTATATGTCCGAAAGCGACATGGAAAAAATATCTGACACTATCTATCCGATTTACAAAGTTCTCAATGCACAGGCTTCCGCAGAGATAAAAGAAGGAGACTTTGTTGAAGCGATGAACAATAACGATAACCACGCATTACTGCTATTATGATTTGGGACGCATTTCCATTTTTCAATGAGTTCGCGCAACTTGAAATCAGATGCGAAGAACTAAAGGGTGTAATTCATATTCTTGTCGAAAGCAACCTGACTCATTCGGGTTTACCAAAACCATTATACTTCCAAGAGAACAAAAAAGATTTTGCCAAGTATAACATCATTCACAAAATAGTTGATTTCCCCAAAGGACTTGACGCATGGGGACGCGAAAGATTTCAGAGAAATTATATCAGCAAAATATTAAACGACATAGCCCAAGACGAAGACACGATTATCATCGCAGATGCAGATGAAATTCCAAGATTAGAAAAAATAAATGTTGAAGAAATAACTCACTTTGTGATGGATGACTTCTACTATTATCTTAACTTTGTTTCCGAATATCAGGGATGGAGCGGGGCGTATGGAGGGAAGTGGAAATATCTCAAAGAAAAAAATCTTTCCGAAGAAAGGGTGAAGATGCCAAGAGGAAAAGTTGTCGAACACGCAGGATGGCATTTCGGATGGTTAGGTGGGACGGAAAAGATAAAAGAGAAACTGAAGTCATTCGCGCACACAGAATTAAATACTAAGGACAATCAACAAACAGAACGCATCGAAGACAGAATGAGCGAGAGAAAAATATTTTGGCACAACGGAGATGCAAGGTGTATTCCTATCGAAGTGAAAGAACCTGACTTACCCAAGTATGTAGTAGAGAACAAAGAAAAATTTAAACACCTGATAAATGAAACTCACAACACTCCCCTCCCTTATTGATGACGGCAGATTAGCCAACATCGTCATGTATGCTTATCGGGCGAGCTTAATAAAGGGGGCGAATTATTGGGCTGAATTTGGAGTGTATAGAGGCGGTTCATTGGAACTATTGGCAAGTATCGCAAAATCAAATAAACTGATAGATGTATTCGGGTTTGATTCTTTTGAAGGACTGCCAAAGCCAAGCGAACATGACACTCATAAAGAAGGTGATTTCCGAGATACAGATGGAGCATTTATACAAAAATATCTTAGCGATAATTACGGAAATGTAACATTAAAAAAAGGATGGTCTCCTCAAATATTTGATGAATTTAATGATGCAGCTTTTTCTTTCGTCCACATAGACGTTGACCTCTACAACTCCGTCATGGATGCCTGTAATTTCTTTTATCCTCGAATGGTAAAAGGCGGCATCATGTTATTTGACGATTACGGATGGGAGAGTACCAAAGGCGCAAAGAAAGCGGTGGATGAATTTTTCAGTGATAAAGAACCAACGTATAAAGGGGAGTTGAAATATGCAGACAATTTAAGCCATAAGCAGTATTTAGCAATTATATAAACTCAAAATAATGTTACAACAATCAATTCTTGACGACCTCCAACTTGGAGTTCTGAAATTAGAAAACACAATGTTTCAGACGCATGAATTAACTCCTCTTGAGAAAGAATTAATTCAGTTGCTAAAAGATAATCTTGTGAAACTTGGCGCGGCAACTCCCGAACGAATAATGGAATTAATAAAGCCATGATGAAGCGTTGTTACTATTTGTCGTTCCTCTTAATTCCTTTCGAGATATTTATGAGAGGGGATTTTTCTTGTCAGCGATTTGCGCGGATAATAGAAAATAATAACCGACTTGCCAATTTTGACAATCTTTCAGACGAAGAAAAGCAAAAATTCTCATTGAAATGACAGCGTTAATAATTACGTGTTTTAATAGAAGCGAAGAACTCCGCCAAACCCTAAACAGTTTGCACGAAGCCGACCTGTCCGATGTTCTCCTCATTTTAATCAATGACGCAAGCACAGACGAAGACACTAATAAACAGTTTGAAGATTTTAATGTCACAGGAATTCCTATATTAAAACATCTTAATACAAAAAATCAAGGGATAAAATTAAATCTAAAATATGGTTACGAGAAAGCATTTGAAATGTGCGAATTTGCAATTAACTTAGATTCAGACACGCTCGTTAAAAAAGATTTCGTCAAAAAACTTCTAAACTTAAAACGCCAATTTCCCGAAAACATAATCACAGGATTCAACTGCGAAACCAAAAGTTTAAACGGAGCAGAAAGACACCCTGTAATTGAACGCGGCAAAGGATGGATAAAAAAAAGAAGCGTAGGCGGGGTGAATATGTTAATGAATAAAAAAGAATACGAGAAATGGATGCTACCGACACTATCGGTAGTTGGAAATTGGGACGCGAACACTTGTATCAACTCACTTAAAGACGGCAAGCCGATAATCGCGACAAGCCCAAGTGTAGTTCAGCACATCGGATTCAAGTCATCGATGGGACACACAGGGGTTGAACCACCGGATGTGGCAGATGACTTCGATGAAAAAATAAATTTACTTAATGTAACTTTAATAGGAGTAGATTCCATCCATCCTGACCTACTAAAAAAAGCCGCAGACATTTCACAACGAAATATAAACTTCGGAGCGGTAAAATTAATCACCGATAAAAACATACGAAGCAAAGAAGAATACTGTAAGTTTGTAATCAAAGAACTTTACAGATATGTCGAAACTTCGCATTTGCTTTTAATACAGCATGATGGGTATGTTTTAAATTATAAAGCATGGGATAATGAGTTTTTAAAATATGATTATATCGGTGCGACATGGTGGTTTAAGGATAACATGAATGTAGGCAACGGGGGTTTTTCATTAAGGTCAAAAGTTTTAATGGAAATTGTGGCTCAAGACCCGTTGATAGCAAATTACTTTCCCGAAGATGAGCAGATTTGCCGACTGCATCGCAAAAGGTTAGAAAAAGAACTTGAGATAAAATTCGCGCCCGAAGAAGTAGCAAACAGGTTTTCTATCGAAGCATGGGGGAACTCAGCGCATCATGGAGGTAAAAAGTATAATGGCGCATTTGGCTTTCACGGATACAACATAGATTTTACAAATGCAGACCTTCCACATATCCCCAAGAGACCAGTAGAGAAAAAATCTGAACATGAAATAAAAAACATTGAAGTACATTCTCCCTCACCAGCTAACAGTACATTTTTCAGGTGGTAGTAATCATAAACCAATTCCACACAATCGGAGACCTTTTATTTGAAATGCCGATTGCAGATAAGTATATCTCAGAAGGACACAAGGTATTATGGGCTGTGATGACACATATACTTCCTATTGAAAAGCATTTTCCGCAAGTAACATTTATGGATAAGCGATTATTAAATATTGACTACACACGCAAAGACGAATACAGGTTCGAGAATGCAATAGTGATTCCATTGCGGTTTACGGATTCAATATTAAATGTTCCTTATGCTGACTGTATGCGTTCTAAGTACCTATACGCAGGACTACCACTTGAAACATGGAGAAATTTAAGATGGGAGAGAGATTGGGAGAATGAAAAAAAACTTTTTTACGAAGTATTAGGTCTGAGTGACGGAGAAGAATACAATTTCATCAACAAAAGTTTCAGATATGATTTATCGGGACAGGCAGAAATAAATATAGACAACGGATTAAGAAATGTGGAGATGCAACCGATAAGCGGATTCACTATTTTGGATTGGGGAATGGTAATTGAGAACGCTACTAACATTCATACGGTTTCTACTGCCACGTTTTATATGATGGAGATTTTAAATCTGACAGCGAAAGAAATTAACTTATATCGTAGGTTGCCCGATGAAAAAGACTTTAAAAATATTGAATATCTTTGCAGTAAGAATTATATTTTTCATTAATGTATCCATCGGAAGATTATAAGCACATGAAGTATGTCGCTCACAACATGACCGACATATCCGAGTTTATTGAAAAATATCCATCGCTTAAAAAGTATTCCGAATTTAACTGCCACATAAAAGAAGTGAAATACGTGACGCTGGTTTACGACCCGCACTCACCCTACTTTAGGGAATTTGACGATGTTATCAAACGAAAAACAGCAGTAGTAAACGAATTAAAATACCCCGCAAGCAAAGAAACCATTGACATGATTCACTGTCGGGATGAAGAAGTGAATAATCTGGCAATGAGGATTTGTCGGTTAATCGGAGGACATGAATTAGCTACCCTTGCAGTTCTGTCAGACGATTATTACAGAACACTTGCGTTGATTCAATTAGATAAAATTTATGACTCGCCATTACATGATGCGCAAGATAAAGAGAAACTAAAAAAAGGATTGCTTGACCAACTTGAAACAATCATGGATTTAAAAAAGAAATACTTTTCAGGCGACAACCCTGTGGCGGAACTTTTCTTTGAAGAAGAAGAAGGAATCCATGAGGAGTTTGCTTACAAATATTTGACACCTGAAAGAAAACAGGAGTTGATGAAGAACTAAATGATTGAACGCAAATTCCATAAATACTCCGCAACCTTTAACGAGAAGTTAGTTCTCTTTGAAGGTATAGAGGATATGACACCTGTGGAGATTACGTTACCTGCTCCGCCACCGCTTAAAGACATCGAAGGATACAACCGCAGTCAGAGTATGCAGATGTGGTGGAGAAAACCGCTCCCTCCCAATTTTCATAAATGGGATAATGTCAGAAAGAGAGGATACATAGACGAGGAGTGGCGTAGAATAACTCACGGACACTATTTTATGAACAACGGTAAAATAGTTTATCTAAGCGGAGCGCACTATATGTATCTGAAATGGTGGAGGACAAAAGAATTTGGCTTCCCTCAGTTTTGGATGAGCGACCACGATTACTTTCATTATTGGGAGTGGGTAAAGAAAAATGACAAGTGTGTAGGGATGATTGACATTGAGAACCGGCAAGGCGGAAAAACGGCAAAAGCCGCGTTCTTATTATATTACGAAGTATTCAGAGATTTCCGTGTTCGCGGAGGTATGCAGAGCAAGACCGATAAAGACGCGGATAAGTTTTTTAGAAACGATATTCTGTACGCATGGAGAAACCTTCCGTACTTCTTTCAGCCGAAGTTCGACAACTCTGACGACCCGACAGATGCACTTTACTTCAAGAACCCGACTCGCAGAGGCGAAGCCGCAAAAGCGTTAATGATGGATTGGGACTCACAAATGAAAATTCTCGAACAAGAACCACGTAAAGCACAAATGTTTTCACAGGTTGACTACGCATCTTCAACAGCAAATGCTTACGATAGTGCTACATTAAAAATTTATGTTCGTGATGAGTTCGGAAAAATGGCTGGCGATGACGTAGATATTTTTGATTCATGGGGATTTGTAAAACCATCATTAATAAATCAGAACACAAAAAAACCAAGAGGCAAAGCTATCTACACTTCCACCATTGAGTTTATGGAAAAGAAAGGTGGTCAACGCGCGAAAGAATTATGGAATCAAAGTGGAATAGAAGGAACAACAATGTTGATGCAATATTTTCTTCCCGACTTCAAAGCGCGATTCCGCGACCAATACGGTATAGCAGATGAAGAAAAAGCAAATCAGATTTGGGAACAAGAATATAATAGACTGCCACCTAATGAAAGAGCATCGTACAGGCGAAAGCACCCAAGAAATTTACGCGATGCCTTTGCAATAACATCAGAGCAATCTCACTTCAACACATACAACCTTAACCGAGTATTAGAGCATTATGCTCCTTATTATATTTCAACTAAGAACGAGCCGTATATTTGGAAAGTAACTGCTGACTGCCCGACAACCATTCAAGGCAATTTCGAGTGGACTATTAAAGACCAACAAGTACAATTTTTCCCTGACGAAAACGGACGGTACATAGTTTCTTATCTTTTTGAGAATCCGGCTTACGCCAACAGGATGGGTTTTGACGGAGTTGGACGTTATCCTTTAAACACTAATTTCGGAGTGGCAGGGTGCGATACATTTTCCAAGTCATTACACGGAGAGAAAAAAACAAAAGACCATTCGGACGGCAGTGTTTGTGTTTACAGGAAGTTCGACAGGATGTATGACGAAGAAGGTGTTGTGCCAGTTATTGATGACGGAAAGATTTTAAGAGTCAATCACAAAACAGACACTTTCTGTTGCACGTACAGATTTAGACAACCGACAGTAGAAGAATTTTATGAAGATGTTTTGAAAGTATGTGTATATTACGGAGTGCAGGTGTTTCCTGAAACTAACGTAAGAGGTATAAATGAGTACATTCTTAACAGGGGATTCGGAGGGTACTTGTATTATCCTTACAACCCCAAGACACAGAAGTTACAAACTGAAGCAGGAAGTTCGACACAAACTAAAACCTTTGCACAACTGATGAACCTATGGAGAACATATATTCAGGTGAACGGGTTAAGAGAAAGGCACAGAGAGTTGATTCACGAACTTTCAGAGATTGACGATGCGCCCAATAAATTCGACAGGTTTATCGCGGGAGGGTATGCTTTGATGGCAGCACAGAAAGACGAGATGATGAACAAGCCCGTTCAATTTGCTGACTTGGATGATTACTTATATGAAGGACAAGTTGTATGAAATACGAAATTTTCAAAAGCGCATCCGAAATAAAGTTAGCCCGAAAGGTAAACGAATACTTACTTGCAGGCGCAACCATAATCGAAGGCGCAAAAATCGGCACAGAGAAAGTTCTGATGGAAGGAACAAAAAAGAGGAAAGTTAATCAGCAGATGTTCTATCAGACCATGTTAATTCCCGATGGTGTTGAAAAGATTGATTTGGGTGATGACCAAATCGGACAAATAATACCTTAATATTGCAAAATGGAAGCTCCAAGTTTTTATAACGCAAAAGTTTATGAACTGAAAGACAGTTCAAAGTATTCAGGTTTGCCATTTAAAGAAACCGACCCTGCAAAAAAAGACAAGAAGTGGTTCAGGACAATTTGTGAATACGGATATAACGCTTGGATAAAAGGAACAACTGTAATTCCTTATTCACGAAGAAATGATTTGTGGTTAAACAGACTGTATGGACAGGATGCGCAACCGACCACTAAATATTTAGAACGGCTTTCAGTAAAGGACAGAAAAACAGGCGAAAGAAAATTCTTCGGAAATATCTCCAACGACAACGAAGCGGTTTATCAAAAGTTCGTTCGTATCTATCTTTCAATGATGAAAGAAGCCAAGCACGATATGGCTGTTTATGCTAACGATGCTTCTTCATCGGCAGAACGCGAAGAAAAAAAATGGCAGACATGGGCTAAGATACAACTCGAAGGCATGGGGATTCAGATGCAAGCCGAAGATATGCCTGTAAAGCCGAGAAATATGCAACAGTTGGAAATGCTGTACTCTGCTCCAAACACTTTACTCAAAGAAATCGCTTTCAATAAATGTATCGAAGATTCGCTTTACATTTCAAATTGGGACGACATCGAAACCGAAATCTATCTTGACTTTTTAAACTGCGGATTTGCGGGACATAAAGATTATGTAGAAGACGGAAAGATTTGCGCGAGATATGTGGATATGATTAATTACATAACTCTTGCCACACACCGCAGGACTTTTGAACTATCACCTTTCAACGCAGAAGTAAAAGCAGAAAAACTTTCTGTTTTAAGACCACAACTAATTGAAGCCGGATACACCGAAGAAGACATTAGCAAAATCGCTAACAGGTATTCAGCAGTAGCGGGTAACGCTTTGTTTACTTTCGGTATGAATATGTTTAATAATTATTATAATCAATATGGTTTTTATCCTTACGACCAATTCATAGTATGGTATATGGATGCGGAATTTGATTCCAATGATGAGTGGGAAGGTTCAATGTTGAACGTCAAGAAAAAATGTAAGTGGATTATCGGCACTGAAATGATTTGGGAAGAAGGAAACGTAAATGATATGCCGAGAGAAACTACGCAGAAAGGAAAGTATAAAGATTACGCTTGCGGAACGTATCATGTTTATAAGGTAGCCGACAGGTCAATTACCGAAACCTGTATTTCAAGTATTGACGAGATACAACTTGCGGTGAGAAAAATCAGAAACGAATCGGCAACCAAGTCAGGAAAAAAAGTTATTGTAGATATTCCGACAATTCAAAACTTAAACATCGGAGGCGACAAAGAATTAAAACCGATGGAGGTGATGAAGATAATGGATGACACAGGGCGACTTTACTATCGTTCCACAACTCATCACTCGCAAGTCATAAATCCGAACGCCTCACGACCTGTCGCAGAACTCGAAGGGGGAATAGGAAATTATCTGAACGAATTAATTTTTGTTATTCAACGATGTGAAAACGTTATCAGAGGAGCGATAGGATTAAACGAAGTTACCGATGCCTCAACTCCCAACCCCAAACTTCCTGTTGGAATAGGCGAGAGTATGCAAGCGGCAACTAATAGGGCATTACAACCCATGTACGCGGGAGCGTTATATCTCAAAGTAGATTTCGCCAAGAATGTAATCAGAAGAATCCAAGCACGAAAAGACGGATTTGAATATTACAGAAACATTTTAGGTGATGCGCTTTTTAACGCGATAGATTCATCGTATGAAGATGCGGAGTGTCAGATACAGGTTGTTCCTGTTGTTACCGATGAGGAGAAAAAGTTAATCATGGATGCGGCAGTAAAGGCATTAAGTGTTCCGCTTGAGCAAGGGGGAATAAGTTATGCTAATTATTTCGAGGTTTACAATTACGTGCAGAAAGGAAATTACTACTCACTCAAGATGGCAGAACTTTTACTCTCTTATTATGTAGAAGAAAATATAAAACGCGCACAGGACAATCAGCAACAAAACATTCAGGCGCAGGGACAACAGAACATTCAACTGCAACAACAAGTCGCGGCAGCCGACAAAGAAAAAGCCGACATGGAAACACAACGGCAGTTAGCATTACTACAAGCCGAAGCGGAAATAAATGATGCGCGTGATGCAAAACTTCATCAGTATAAGATGGAAGAATTAGGACTGCAACACACGATAGTAAAACAAGGTAAAGACAATCAGACCGCAGGAATGTTACAAGCGGAGGAATTGAAAGCACATACAAAGATTATTAACCAAGAGCAAATATCAAGTACAAAATTAGCGGAACAAAATAAGGAACATCAGCATGAGATTTCCGAGACAGAAAAGGAACGCCAACACGAAACGACACTTGCTAAGATGAAGCCGAAGAGGATTGCGGCGTAAATCGCGGAGATAAATTTTGTATTCTTTCTTTTTCGTCAATCTGACTTTCATCTTTTTTTTCTCCACCACTCAGTTCACCTTTTTGCCAAAAGTGTTGAGTGAAAACAACGTTCATTAAAAATCTGTTCATAAGTTCATGCGACAATTTACTTCCCTCTACCCATCCTGTTTCAAGAACTGGGATAAGGTAATATTCTCCATCGCGGAATACTCGTACTAAGGTAGAGACAATAAGCCCTCCTTTATCATAAGGACGGATTTCTATTTCAGGATATATTTTCATATCAATTCAATTTTTAATTTATCTGCATCCAAAAAATAAGTTGCATCTCTTTTAAACACCATTGCAATTTTCAGAACAAGGTAAACATTCGGTTCTTTTATTTGTCCTGTTTCTAATTGGTGTATTGTACCTTGAGTGGTACTGACAATATCCGCCAACTCAAATTGGCTCATTTGTTTTTTCTTTCTTTCCTCTTTCAGTTTACTGAATGACATTGCATTTTGTTTGTGCGAAAATAATTCAAAAATAATAGTATGCTATTTTGATTCCGTATAACTTGTGAACAATTTTGTAACCTAAATAAAAATCTATGCAAGGTATTCCAACTTTTATCACAGAAGCATTAGAAGCCAAACCCGAAGTAAAATCGGAACAGCCGAAAATTGAAACTCCATTAGAACAACCTGAAGTGAAAACACCGATAGTTGAAACTCCTGCGGAGCAACCAAAAGTTGAAACCCCTGTTTTTGATTTCAAGACCATAGACGAGCGTATCGCTACGCCTGAAGACATTAAAATCTTCCTCTCTGAAAGAGACAAGTATCAAGTTGAATTAGAGGAAGCCAAAAAGAAACTTTCTGATTACAACGGTTATATCAAGCCCGCAGACGAAGAAGTCATCAAGTTCAACGAGATGAAGCAGTCAAAAGGAAATGTTGACCTGTTTTTGCAAATGAGAGGAATAGACCCGCAATCACTTACGGAAGCTGACGCGGTAAAACTCATGTGGCAATTCCAAGATGGTCTGACATCTCAAGACGCTGACCGCAAGGTTAAAATTCTCTACAAAACAGGAAAAGACATCAACGCTTTGCAAGGTAAGATAAATGAATCTGTTGACCCCGATGAAAAATCGCGCCTTGAAGAAGAATTAGAGAATATCTATTTAGCGCAAGGTGAACTGAAAGCCAATGGCAAAAAAGCCAAAGAGTTTCTATCAACTCTTAAAGTAAAATCCCAAGAAGTACCTCAAGTTCCCGATGTTCAAAAGGTACAAAACGAAATCCGCGAGACATGGAAACCTCACGCATCCAAGTTTGTTCCTAAAGACATCACTATTCCTTTTAAAGTTGAAAACCCCGACAAAAGCGTGACTGAATTAAACGTCAAGTTCGCTGTTGAGGGTGAAGCAACCCAAAAGGTGAATCAATTTATTGACGGAACGGTGGAATACTTCACATCGCAAGGCATCCCTTACAATGAAAAAAATGCAATGGATACCATACCGAGTGAAGTAAGGACAAAAATTTTGGGAGAAAACTTTGAAGCGATAGCAACCCGCATGGTAAATACAGCCATAGCAGCAGAGAGAGAAAGGGTTAAGACAGCAATTCATTCTCCTAATAAAGCAGGAGAAAAAACCGAAAACAAGGGTAAAGAACCTGACGCAGTGACCACGCAGTTCTTTAACACCGTGAAAGCAATAAGAAATGGTCGTTAATTTAACTTTAAACTAAACTCAAATGGCAGATACAATAGTAGCGATGAGTAGTGATGCGGTCAACGCCTTACTCATCCCCGATTCCTTAAAACCCGAAATCCTCGCACAGCTTATCGAAGCCCGCGGAGACCAAGGAGGCAAGATGTTCGACACGCTTTTAGCGATGAACGCCAAAGCCCCAACTACCCAACCGATATTTTCAACGTTCACGGCAGGGTTTATTTATGAAACATTTCACTCAAACGGTGTTGTAGCCGCAGGCGCAACGCAGGTTATCACCTTGCAGGCAGCCGATATAGTATCAGGTTCGTCTTATGTAAGAATAGGTGATGTTGTCAGGTATCCTAACGCAACCCCTCTTTCAGCAGACGTAACAGGTGTTGTAACAGCACTTTCAAGTCCTCTGTCAACGGTGACAGTCCGTTCGCTGACAGCGACTAACTTACCAGCCCTTGTAGCAGGTGAGACCATAACGATTATCGGTCACATCTCAGGCTCGGGTGGTAAGACCCCTCCCGGAGTTTTCCGTTTGTACGACAAAGACAACTTCAAAACTCAGATTTGGTCAGAAGCCGTACAACAAGCAGGTGGTTCAGAAGCCCTTTGGTGGACAACTACTTCGCTTGGACAAAATGCAATGACCCCTTATATTCTCGGTGTATGGGAAGCAAGTATCCGAATGGCACTTGCTCAATCAGCATCAGGATTATATGGACAGAGCAACACCGTGTCAATCACTGACCCCGACACCACAGCCAACGGCAACCCTGCTCCGTACATCACAGGAGAAGGTTACATTAACTACATTAAAAGAAAAGGACACACAGACACCTACACACCGGGTCTGATGTCAATCCTTGATTTCTATGGAGTTGATGAAACCATCATCCAAGAGTTCACGGGCAATGACATCATGGTTTGGATTGGCGACAAAGCATCCAACGAAAAAGACCAAGTGCTTCAAAACTACCTCAAAAATACCAACGTTCAATATGCGACAGAGCATTTGAAAGAACAGTATTTCGCAGGTAACTCAAAACTTGTGGCTAATCTCGGATTCAACGCGATTGTGTTCAACGAACGCAATTATTATTTCCAACAACAGCCATTGTTCTGGAATCCAAAACAAGGAGGCGCACCGGGCTTTAAAGACCGTTTCACCATGCTCTTTATGCCGATGGGTTCATCACAGTCACAGGAAGGATACCTGCCTACCATCCGTTACCGTTACAGAAATTATGCGGGCAACAACCGTATGATGGAAATATGGGATACGTCAGGTAGCGGAGGAAATTCCTCGCAGTACGTGACCGACAATGATATAGCGAAACACAATATCCGCGCAGAAGGCGGATTTGAGTTCACCGCAGGTAATCAGTTGTTTGGATTATTCAGTGTCTAATTAAAATTCCAATAAGAGGGGGAGCGATACCCCCTCTTATTTCTACAATACGGTGTCTGTACCGATTTACAGATAACAGGGTGAGGAGTAATAAGTCTTTCCATCCTTAATAATAGCTAAAACAATGATAGTAATTAACGACCAGATTATAGACTTCACCAAAGGTGACGGTCTAAAGATGAAAAAAACATTTTTGGAAAAACACAACTTGCAAGAAGGAAATATAAATATTGAACTCCGAAGGAATCCTGCGGACTTCTTCATGCAGGAAAACGAAAAAGGAGATAAGAGATTAAGCGCGTCAGCTTCTAAAGGAGTGTCATGGAGATATTGGGACAAAGACAATAGGCAGGTAGCGTATGTTCTTAACTACACACCAGCCGTAGGTGGCGAGAAAGCCGTTCACACACGACACGAATTAAAGTTTTATTACACACGACCTATTGTGATAACCGATTTTGACGCGGCATTTTATTTACTTGAGCATCCTGATTTAAAAGGCAGTGAGTTAAATAAGATAAGAAAACCCAAAGGTGAATACTTGTTCTATGTTTTTGATGCAGAAAAAGAATCACAGGAAAAAGTTGACCGTCAACGCGCAGAAGCAAGAGCCATTATGTCTATCGAAGACATTACAGGCATCGAACAGTTAAGAGTCACTGCAAGAGGATTTCAGATTGCCGATACCGAAAATAAAAAAGAAGTTGTGTTGAGAGATGAGTTGATGACGATGGCAAAAGCCAATCCGACCAATTTCTTGGCAAAGATGAAAACTGACCAATTCAAAGTCACTTCACTTGTTTACGAAGCAAAAGAAAAAGGAAAGATTATCTACCAACCCGTAGAAAGAGCGTGGTATGTTCAGATTGATTTAGGCAACGGAAAAAAAGAAACAGGAGAAAAAATCTTTGTTCACAACGCATCCGAGCAACCCGAAGAATCGCTTATAATATGGCTGCAATCCGTAAAAAGCGGAGATTGGCGAAAGCAATTAACCTCATTTCTTGAAACTGAAACAGTGGGATGAATGGATGCCAAATCGGAGTATTAACGTATGAATACGCATACCTGTTAAAAAACGGCAGAGAATGTGCGGATAACTTATTTTGTAAACTCTCATGGCTTGTAGCATCCCAGCCGACATTTAATGCTTACATACCCGTTGGTACGCTAATCAGCGACCCCGGACAGAACGCTTGCGGGAATACTAATTCGGTATTACTGTTCGCTCCGATAGACCCGAATCTCCCTACGGATTTCGATGCCATCACTTTTACCTACAACGGCAACCCGATAATCTTAGGAGAGATTTATACATCTTTCTCTGATTTAGAGGACGCAGTGGTAGATGCTTTAACACAAGCAAGCGGAGTACAATGGAGTTACACTCCGACAAGCCAATGGGGGGCTTTATTTTGCGCTCCTTATACACAAAACGGAGACACGGTAAACTTAGTTGTTACGGTCACACAAGAGTTTCTGTTAGGTAATATTGAAATGAATGTTACCATGAGTGGTGGCATAGCACCTGAGATTCCAGCGAAATACCAAACTGAATCTGATAACTGCATCACTACAACCCAGTACGACCAAATGGTTGAAACGAGTACGTGGATGACAAAGAATGTGAAATGTTGCGACAAAGTTCACCCTATTCCTGCTGTTGATGATTGTGAAGATTTGTCGGGAGATTCCAATGTCGAATTGCGCGAAACTGGCAATATAGAAGAAAGGGAGGGAGGTAATTAAATGGCATTCTACGTTATAGACAGATGGAAAGGAGGTGTGTCCGTAGGCGGCTATACGCCTCCGTGTGACATACTGCCAACTACAGGGGCGTTTTCTATTTCCATTCCCGCAGGGTGTACGATTAGAAAAGCATATTTACGAGCAGGTAAAATATCTGCGCCATTCTTAGTTTGCCCTCCAATAACGGTGACTTTAAATGGCGCATCCGCATTTAACTATACATTTGACGCAAGCAATCAAGTCACTAATAGTTGGTCAAATGGATACGGTTCAACGTCAGCAGTTCATGTTATAGACATCACCAATGACATATCTCCTTTAATAAACAACTATACGCTTATTGTTCCAGCGCAAACCGTATCAACTACAAATGCAAGGTTTGCCTCTTTTACTCTTGTGGTAGAATATGAAAATCCTGCAATGGATTTAGTTAATTACTGTATGTTTCTCAATGCGTACAATATGACAAGTACGACTTTGCAATATCCTTTAAACTTTGTTATTCCCATTGACAATACAGTTCCTGTTGCGGTAGGGTTAGACACATCGCATATCTGCAATATAAGCAGTGACGCTGCAACGATAAAAGTAAATGGAACTACATTGGGTACAACCATTAGAAGTACGACAGGAAACGGAAATTGTGCGGGAGCAGGGTATCTCTCTTCAAGAGGGAATTTTACTTATTTTAATTCTACACTGACAGCACTTGCAAATTGTAATGCCTTACAGACGATGGCAGGACTGGATGTATTAAGCGACATAAAAGCGTTGATAGCAAATCAAGCGACATTTTTCACGTTAAACTTTGACGCAACAGCACCTCCTAATTTAACCAACATTCTTTGGGCTATGGATATTGCTTATCACGACACTTTGCCTCCTCCATTTCCATTTGAGTGCGAAGCACCTATTGTAACAATTACAAACGTATTGCCAACATCAGTGCGTGTTAATTGGAATTTTGTTGCGCCCTGTTTTGGTGGAGTAACAAATAACAATGTTCAATACCGTTTACTCGGAAGCCCTACATGGACAGTAGTTCCTGTAAGCGGAGTTAGTTTTTATGACCTTACAGGATTGTCAACAGCGCAAACCTACATAGTTCAGATTGTAAATACGCAATGTGGTTCGCCTCCGTTTAATACGGTATGCGCACCATCCGATATAATTCCTTTTGTACCATTCTAATGGCTCTACAACTCAAATTCGCAGTAGCGACAGGTGATTGCGCTTCGTTAAAAGTAACGGACGTTAGTGGCGTTTACTCAAACGTAAATCCAACCAACTTAACAGGGTGGGGGCTACCTAATGTTACAATAGGAAATTCCGTTACCGCAACTTTAACCATCACCACAAAAGACACCGCAATACCCTATGTGGTTGATGTGTATCCGACTTTACCAAATATTACAGGAGCGATATTCACAGTAACACCTGCGATGATAGGATACACCACAAGTATTCCAACACAGGTGTTGAAGATTATTTACACGGTGACAGGGATTGATGATGCAGGAAATCCATTTACCTATAAAGTTTGGTGCTTAATATTAGTAGGATGCGCACTTGAATGTTGCGTGTCACAACTGATGGCAGATGCAGCTTTGGAAGTGATGTGTAAATGCCCGAATATCTGTGATTGCTCTTGTTCAAACAAAGGAAAATCATTTAAAGCTATGCAGGCATTTGTGCTTCTGTACGGCTTAAAACAACAAGTAAAAAATAAATTAACAAAGCAAGCGGAGTACACTTTATCCGTCTTGCAAAATATCTGCAACTGCAAATGATCGAAACAAATCCATGTGGATGCGGCGCATCCGAAACAGAAGAAACTTGCACCTGTCCTGCTGGCGTGGACGGTTCAACCACACGTTTTGGCGATGGACTACCAACAATAATCTCCACTGATAAAGCAGGAGATGTTTATATCCAAAGAGATTCCACTCCCGCAGGGGAAATGTGGAGTTTTAGCGGAGCGGGATGGGTGGATGAAGGATTTGCCATGCAAGGCGACCCCGGTGCAACAGGCGCAAGTGGTTCGGCAGTAATCTATAATAGTTTAATAGCATCTCCCGCAGGAGTAGCGTTTTCAGGAGCATTAGCCGATGTGTTTACATTCCAAATGCCTGCCAATTCTTTAAAGTCAGACGGAGATTATATTGATATTGATTTCTTCTTAAACATTTCAACCACTGATTCATCTGACCAAGTAAAGATAGATGTTGAGAGTGTTTCTACAACAATCATTTTAGGCGCAGACGTAAACACTTACGGAGCAAAAGGAAAGCTAAGAGTATTCAGGATTGACGCTACCACTATTCAGATTTGGAGAGATGCAACTTCGTTAGGATTCTTCAACATTATGGGATATGGCATCAGCGACTTTCAAAACTCATCACAAGCGGTATCTGATTTAAGCGCGAACATCATTCCGATAAAATTAAAATGCGCAGGGACAGGAACGGCAAGATTTTTCACAGTAACACTTTATAACTTCTAATCATGGCAATATATCCAAGTGGACGAGTCATAGACATCACCGCAGGAGGCGGGACGGCAACGTTACTTCCTTCTGATGGCAAGCAAAAATATTTTCTAAAGACAACAGGAACGGTGACGTTAGCTGCCGACTGGACTATCACAGCAGACGGAACTACACCTGACTACGCAGAGTTTCCTATGGTATTTTTAGGTTCGGTGATTCTCAACGGTCACAACTTCACCATATTTGGAAACAACATCACAAGTGGAGTAGCATCAAATAACTTTGAAGTGACAGGATATAAATTAGGAGGTTCACTGGCAACGGTTATAAAACCAAGTATCAACGGCAACGCAAATTTAGGAACGACAGACATTACGGATAAAGCAGTTACAGTAGGTAAGATGGCTGACCTTGCAAGCGGGAGTATTTTAGTTGGAGTTTCAAATCGCCCTGCTCCTTTAGACATAAGCGCAGACTCAGTAATCCCAATGGGTCAGGCAGGTGGAGTCGTTGCAGCAAACGTCATTACAGGAGTTGTAGATGTTGACAAAGCAGGCAATTCAACTTTTGCATCTAAAGTAATTACCAATGCGGACATAAGTGACACGGCAGGAATAGAAGTTAAGAAACTTGAAGCAATGACTGACGGGCAAGTGATAACAGGAAACACAGGCGCGGGAAGCATAGCTCAAATAAAAACTTTGAGTTCTGACGGAGCAATCGCTAATACAGGTGCGTTGACAATTCAAACAAATGCAATCACTCCAAGTAAAGAATCTGCAAACGCCAATACTCAATCACTCCCTGTCTATCTTGACTTTGCGTTAAGCACAGGAAAGTTCTCAATCACAATGGGAGATAATTTCACTCTCACAGATATTTGGTTGAACTTAGATAGCGCGGCAGCAAATAATATTTCAGTCGCAATGGACATTAACGGTACACCAGTAACAGGCGGAGTAGTAAGTTTCACCGCAGCCGACCCGGCTAATACTAACAATCAAGGAACGGCAATCACGGCAAATGCTTCGGGCAGCGCGGGAGATGTGGTTAATTTCATCTTCACATTAGGTGGAGCAGAAACAGCGACAGCAAGCGGTTCACTTATCTATCAAAAACAAGATTAATGAATAACACGGCAGCCCCTCTTGATTACGAATTTGTTTCGACCATGACAACAATAGAGGTATTTGAAGATAATATTTATGTATGAATATTTTTCAAGTCATCGCCTTCGTAAATTTTTGCGCCAATAAGGAACAGAGCGGAAATACACTGTCGCCATCGGAGGCAAACTTATTAATTCCTACTGCCCAACTCGATTACATCACCAACTCACTTGGTATCTCACCTGAAAAGAATGATGGCAGACCTATACTTCTAATCCCAAACAATCTAAGGATATTTAAGACATCAGTTACACTTACAGTCACCAACGGATTAGCGACTGTCCCTGTGGATTATATGTATACCACAGCACTTGGACTTCCTGCTACTATAACCGATGACTGTGATAACAAAAAGAAAGTAGAGTTTCCTGTCGAAGTAGTGGATGACGATGAGTGGACATTCAGAAGTATCGCTCAAATAAAAAAACCAACCATTGAATATCCGATATGCAAGTGGCACGGAACACAGATAGAATTTAACCCACAAGGGAATTATAAACTTTATTATTTAAGGTATCCTGTAACTCCTGTGTTTGCTTACACGATAGTCAACGGAGTTCCTGTGTATGATTCGGCTAATTCAGTTCAACTTGAGCTACCGGACATAACACATGAATCGGTATGTGATATTCTCTTGAGAAAAATAGGCGTGAACCTCAGCAGTGAAATGTTGCAAAATTATGCGGCACAATCTAAACAAGTAATATGAAAGGAGTAACACCATTTTAGTGGCAGAATTCCATGAGTTGGCGGTCAGTTTATGGCAGGCAGGGAATACCAATTCTCTCAAACGCCCTGACTTCCGCGAGGTAGATATACTTGCTGACATTGCCCGTAACGGAGCAATGGGACGGTATCTTGAATCGCATCACGATTTGATGGCAGAATTTTATTCGCCATTTTATGTCAAGACAAAATTTGACCCGATAAGAAGCAAGTGGTATTTGAATTTACCCGCAGGGTTCGTTAAACTGAGAGAATCATTTATAATTATCTCTCCTGTTCAAAATGACAGCGTACAATTCATTCACACTCTTTCGGGGGATGAGTGGTTGTTTAAAGGACTTGACGCGGAGAATATGGAAGGACAGACATCGTACAAGGTGGAAAATAAAAAAGTTATATTTAAAGGTTTAGAATCGCAATATCACAACTCAGAAGTTCTTGTTAAGATGATTGCCAACATATCTAATTTATCGGACACCGACACTTTTCCTGTACCGCAAATGTTCGAACAGGAGATTTTGGATTATGTGTTGAGTAAATTACAGATTCAGGAAACCGTACCACTTAAAGACGAAGAGAAACCGTAATGAGAAGCTATCCGTTAGATTACGCAGTAAAACAAGCGATGCAAGACCCTCGTCTTGACTATCACACTACGACTAACTATCAAAGGTGCTTACAGAGAGCATATCGCTGTTATAACGGTGACATGAACCGATTTGCAGGAGTAAGGACTAATTACAGAACGGTTTATCTGACTCCGAATGATTTACTGCAAGTTAAACTTCCGAAAGATTTTGTTGACTACCGAGCCGTAGGAGTTTGTATAAACGGACAGATGGTAACGCTGACTCTGTGCGAAGATATTTGTTTAGCGCACGGATGCGATTCTTGTGGCAATCCGATTTCAGGACAGACACAGACAGACCTTCCAAAAGGGGTAGAGCCGTTAGCATTAGGATATTTCTTTCTTCCCGCGTGGCGAAACGGACAATGGGTAGGAGAGCAATATGGTATTCCTGCCGGACAAAACCTAAGAGGATATTACCGATTCGATTACAACGCAGGAGTCATTCAATTATCAAGCGTATTTCCTGCAACAGAAATAGTTCTCGAATACACTTCGAGCGGGAAGAATCTTTGCGGACAGACTAATGTTCCTGATTACACTACCGAAGCGATTACAGCATTTATTGTATGGCACTCGCTGACTGATGACGAGGGTAGGGAAACAGCCCGCAGAGATTACTTAGTAGAATACGAAAAGGTGGTGACGTTTGTAAATTCGTTTACAGGTTCGGAAGCTGTTGATTCGTACCTAAGTTCCGTTAGAAGCACACCGCGCAGATGATAAGAGAAACGAAGCGCATCGCGCAGGGCGGATTAAATTTGGATGATTCCATTAAAATAGTTCCGCCCGAAGATTACATCTACGCTTCTTCTATTTACAACGGAGTTTCCAAAGTTCAGAAGCATAACATCGTTCAGAACGCAGACGGGAACAGGTTAGTTCCTTACACACTCCCCGCAGGGACAAATGAAGTCATCGGCAGATTTGAAGACACAAAAAAAGAAACGTGCATTTATCTTGTATGGAACTCTAATCTCAATCATAACATACTCAGGTATTACAAGTCAACTAATTTAATAGTACCGATAGTAAAGAATGAGCCACTTTTAAAGTTTGACCTCAACAGTAAAATAGGTTCGGTAAATTTAGTTGATGATTTACTGAGCTGGACAGAAGGCACAGTCCCGCAGAGGTCAATAAATATTGACCGCGCACAACGGCAGGATGAAAACGGAGTATTCAAAAAAGTAAAATTTAATATTTACTTTGACTTTGTTAATTTCAGAGCAGGTGACGCATATAGCTTATTATACTCGAATATCAATACGCTATTATATGTATCACCGACAGACCAGACTTTAGAGCAAGGGATAGCGAATTTTGTTGATGCGATTAATAACAACCAAACAGACTTTCACGCTAAGTCATGTGAGCAGTTTATTGAAGTGGAGTTTGATGTGGCGGGGATTTACGATGTCACCCTACAAGTTGAAACGAATATAAACACGGGACTTCCGAGTTCGCCAGCGGTAAGAGTTTTTATTAACATTTATCCTGACGGATTCTTAGAAACCTTTATCAACGCGGATTTCAATCCACCGATATGCGAACCTGCAATAAGAGTGTTGACTGATACAACTAAGAACACAAATTTTATTGTCAGCAAGATATTTCAGTTCAGACTTGCATACAAAGGAGTTGACGCGCAACAGTCATCCCTCTCTCCGATTTCTATTGTTTCAAACGGAGTGGGTAATTATGTAGAAATAGATTTCACTGATTCAAGATTAAACGATGAGAACCTGACGATAATAAAAGGAGTACAGATTTATGTCAAACAAGGAGAGTTAGGCAAGTGGTGTTTTGTAACAGAGTTGGAAAGATTTCAGTTCGGCTACAATCCATTATCGCCATCACGAACAAATGTTTTTAAATTCTATAACGACCAAGCGTACAATGCAGTTGATGATGCGTTTGCAGTAAAACTTTTTGAAGCCATTCCTATTACAAGCGAAGCACAGGAAGTCGCTGACAACAGGATGATGTACGGAGGAAATAAAGAAGGGTATGATTCAGAGTGCGTAGATTTAAGTTTAAGTTTGAGTTTTAAAAAACCGCCACAGCTTTATAAGATAAAAGGGATAGTGGTGATAAGACCGTTGTTTCTTAATGACGGAGGTAACACAAGTTTTGGAGTTAATACTCCTATATGGAGGGGAAGCGCAGACCCCGTTGACGGGATTCCTTTTTTTGGCGGATTATCGTTTGGAGTTCCCACCGCAATGACAGGACAAATAATGGGATTGCCGGGGTTTGTATTTTATTTAGCAGGGACAGATTTTTACGGAGTATCTAAGCAGAATATGTCGAGTTGGAGTAATCATCAAAACTCCGATGGTACATGGAATATGCCTGCTGGAATAAACGATGCTTTTTCAGAAAACTTTTCCAATACAAATAATGACTACGCATACAGGTCAAGAAATCCTTTTAATCTTGGTTCTGCCTCACGTGACCAAAATGGAAATTATATCGGAGATACTGCAAACGATTCTGCATTTGGGAATAATATTTATAGCACATTTGAAATTGATGGAGTTCCCGAAGGAGAATATATTATCAGAATAGCAGGCGCAGAAACAACGGCAGGTGATTTAAGCAATAGAGGGTATCAAAAAACATCTGCTCCTGTTATATCTGTCGGCTCTGCTTCAAATACCTATTCAGGCAATGTTCCGCAGGGATTTGAGATGAAAATAAAGGTAGGGGCGACTGAAATATCACATGATGCAGTACAGGCGCAAAATGCTGACAACACAATTTATGTGGGATGTAGCGCAATCGCGGACTTATGGACAATAAAATTTAATCATTCGTCTATACAGACATGGTTTGCCGGAATACTTTCGCAAAATGTAACTGTATTCGAGGGTAATGTTTGTGATTCGGATTTACCAATCACTCCGACAAGTTCTACTCAGATATTGGAAGACACACGAATAGAAAGGGCGTTATTGTCTTTTTCTTTATCATCGCCAGCGATAATTCCTACTCATTGCACTTTCAACGGACTACAACCTAATTGGTCACAGAGAGCATGGGTAAACCACATGGCTGTGACAGACCACAATGGATTTTTTTATTATGTAGCGAATGTGAATCCGCCATTTAACAGAATCGAAGGAATAACTGTTGGCGGAAATCTTTTATCTATTGCACAGGCATTTAATGGTACAACAATTATAGATTTTACCACTAACTTTGGTGGTGGTTCTTTTAATAAAATAGCGTTTCGCAATGGTAGTTCACAAGTAAAAACATTGTCGAGAACTTTTATTGATGGATTTGTTTTAGACGGAAATATTCCACAGGCAAATGTCTCGGTAATAAATTCTCTTGGCTCTTGGGTATCTACTGACCAACAAGGGTATTTTTATGTTCCTGATTACATAGACACTTTCGCGGGAACATTTATTGCAGGATTTCCCGTCACTGATAGAAATTCAGATGTAGTTTTTAGTTCAGTAAATAATTTTATCGTTTACAATTTTGCGCAAGATTCTTTTTTCCTTGCATTAACTATTGATGCGGTAAATTATAACAATGTAGATTTTTCTATCAAATCAAAGTGGTATCACCTGTTAAATTTACTTGCTGACTTACTCGAAGAATTTCAATCCATCTCCGCATGGAAACGCGGGCTCAACGAAACATTTGCAGTTATCTATTACGACAGAGAAAACCGTCAGACAACCGTACAAGAACATATCAGAGATTTATACGTTCCGTTTTACACAGAGAATCACCTGACAGGATTTGCAGAAATAAGTTGGGCGATTTCTTCTCTGCCCCCAAGTTGGGCTACGCATTATCAGATAGTGCGAAAACATACTGTACCGAGTTTCTTACAAATCAATACTCACGGAGTAACATATCTTAATAATTTTACTAAAGTCAGAATCACAACAACATCAATAGCCGATTATCATACTCGTTATCCCAATGCACAACTTAATTACACATGGGAACAAGGCGACAGAATACGATTAATAAGCAACGGAGCAGGCAACCTTTTCACCACTTACCAAGACGCTGAAATCGTTTACCAAGAACCTGATGGTAGTTTTATTGAAGTGTTGATTAACAATGTTAATTTCCGCCCCGATGTAGGCACTCTGTTTGAAATCTACACCCCTAAACCAGCAGACCAAACAAGGTACTACGAGTTCGGAGAATGTTATGAAATCTACGAGTTAAACGGAGTAAAGTATCACAGAGGAAGCACGCAAGACCAAACCGCAACCCAACCCGCCACAGGAACATTCAAGTCAGGAGATGTGTATTACAGATTCCGAAACTTTGTTTTAGGCGGAGCAAAATACATTGAAGATTCAAGTGTGAATGATTTTTACGAATCGTTTACTACACAGACAGGTCGCCCGCAGATACTTGACAAAAATTCAAAACAAATATTTCAAGAAGGACAAATAAGATTTTCAAATCAGTTCTTTGTCGGCACACAAACCAACGGATTCAGTTCCTTTGAAGCACTCAATCAAAATTATGACATTGAAGTTTCATTCGGAAAAATCATGTGGATGCGACTTATGGCGCAATCCGTTTTGCTTGTTATATGTGAGCATAAGACTCAAACGTTTTATGTTAAAAAACAAATGGTGAGAAGCCCACAGGGAGAATTAATACTTGCGTTAGCAGATTCAGTTTTAAATACAGCCGATACGCTTATTGGCTCATGGGGGACGCAGCATAAATTAAGTTGTGATGACTACAACAACAACGCTTGGTGGAACGACCAAAGTAAAGGTGCGGAGATAAGATATTCAAGCAACGGACTTTTTCCTATTTCAAATTACAAAGTACAGAGTTTTTTTAACGACAGAGGGATGAAAACAAATCCTAATATCATTGCGGGATACGATGCCTACCACAACCTGTTAGTTGTAACGTGGGGAGATTTACCGAATATAGATGGAGAAACTATTGCTTTCAACGAGGGTGCAGAAGAAGGGGGAAAGACACGGTGGACGCAATTCTTTCCATTTATACCAGAGTGTTACGGAAAAATCGGAAATACATTTTTAAGTTTTAAGAATGGAGAGTTGTGGGTGCATGATTCACCGATAAAAAATAATTTCTACGGAGTACAATATGATTCTGTAATTACAGTTGTAGCAAACGACAATCCATCTGAAGTGAAGAGTTGGCAGGCAATATCGGAAGAGTCAACCGATGTTTGGGAAATGGAAATGACTATCGCTCCTGATGTCACTCGTCCACTCGGACAAATGACTATTCTCGGAAAAAATATGTTCATAAAAAAGGAAGGTATATTGTATGGAGCAATTTTACGCGACATGAATACGCCTAACTTTCCAAGCGCGGATGAAGCAAGAATCAACGGAGATAAAATGCGTTCAGCAGTAGCAACAGTAAAACTAACCAACAGCAATACAAATCTTGTAGAGATGTACGCGGTGGACTTAATAACTATCTATTCACCGTTGTCAGACAATATTCGTCAATGATTACATTTGCAAAACTATAACCCATGCCATTCCCAATCGTCCTTGCAGCATTAGCAGCGTACAGCGCATATCAAAAGAATGAGCTTGCTAACAAACAGAAAAGAGAAGCTGATGCGCTATCTCATATCAAGCGTCCACCTTTTGAAATCCCTGATGCGGCAAAACAAGCATTACAGATAGCTAAATACAGAGCGTTAGCAACGACACTCCCCGGTCAGCCACTTATGGAACAAAAAATCGGAGCAGCCACCGCAGGAGGATTACGATATGCCACCGAGACCGCAGGAAGCCCTGTGGATGCACTTGCGACAGGTTCAGCGATGATAGGCAACGAGCAAAATCAGTTAGGAGATTTAGCAATCAAAGGCGCAGAGAATCAAAATCAAAACATACAGAATCTAACAGGACAGTTAGGAGCATTTGCTTCGTGGCAGAATCAGGCAAGCGAATGGAATAAATACCAACCATACACCCAAGCCAAGCAAGCTGAATCAGCATTGAGATATGGTTCAGAAGCTAATAAGTACGGAGCAACACAAGATTTACTTGGCGCAGCCGCAGCAGGATATTACGGAATGGGGCAGAATGATACGGGAGGTGGAAATAAAACACCAATTCAGCCGAACAATACAAATACCACATTGGATATGTCACAAAAAAACGTTCCGATACAAGGATTAAATACTCAACAAAAGATGGAGCAGTTCAAAATTAAAAACGGACGCTACCCTTATTCATGGGAATTATCTTCGCTATAAATGGATGAAGTATTAAATACAGACGTAGCAGGGTCAACCGCTGAGGGACTTGTTAATAGCAAACCTATTGACACGACTGGCTCGGCTATTGTCTTACCACAAGGCGAACTCACTCCGCAAAAGGTGTTGTGGCACGCTATCCAACAGGAGGACTTAAACAGAAAAAGAAATCAGCAGGCAGCGCGGAAAGCACTATCAGATTTAAACGATATTAAGATAAACGGCTGGGCTAACCACCTGACTGAACTCAATCAACAAAAAAGCGATTTATTAGACAAGGCAAGTGCATATCTTCAAAAATACAGAGGCAGAAGTTGGGAAGAATTTGACCCGCGTAACGCGCAGCAAGCCAAGGAAGCCCTCGACATTCAGAAAAATTTAAGTCAGTTAAAAGAGATGGAGAATTTCTCTGAGCAGGTGAAACAATGGCACTCGCAAGATGTAAATGCTTACAAAGGGAAGGAAGATAAAATAGACCCTGAAAGCATGAAAGCAAATTCTGACTTTTATAAAAAGCCATTAGCGGATTCATACCAACAGTTTTCACAGGAAGGCGACAGACCGATGTTGCAAGAAGCATACCCTGAATGGCAGACCAAGATGGCGCAGATGGCAAAGACTACGGCTGCCACCTATGTAAAAACAGTTACAGATAAAAACGGAATGATAACAGGGTACTCTTACAAGGGTGTTCCTCCCGAAGCATCAGACACTAACTTCCACGCATTTCTTATAAGTCCCGAAGGGCAGTACGGATTAAAAGATTTGGAGCGACAAGGCATCAAAGGACAGGCGGCTATTGATTATACAAAAAAACTTTGGGACACACATTTAGGAACATCAACAACTGCTTCAAGTGTTCCTGACCAAGCATCAGGAGCATTTGAAAAAACCAAAGGCGAAGTAGGACAGCCCGTAAATATAGATGCTATCGTCACCGCTCCTGAAACAAACAAAGAAGGAGAGAAATATGTTCCGCTGGAATACGGAGGAAAGAAAGTTTACTATTCCCAATATGCGCCTTTGACTTTTCAGAACGAACAAGCACTTAAAAATTTACCTGTCAATGAAGTGTATAAGGTAGAGTCAAACAAAAAAGGCAATTATGAAACTACATCTGTTTCAGCAGATGAGAAAGCGGCATTTCATCCGACAGGGGTGACGATAGATAAAAACGGCAATGCAGCCCTTATGATGACCGCGCCAAATCCTAAAGCTACCGAGCCGACTAATAAAGAAATAACAAGCAATATGTCTGAGGCGGACAAAGCAACTTATCTTGCAGGTCAAGTCCCTGATGCAAGCGCGGATGATATTAAAAAATCAGAAGATGCTTACGAGAACACTAAGCAAAAGTTAATTGATACAGGCAAATTTACCAAAGGTTCAGAAACAGTTCAATACCTTGCCCCAATAGACGCAGCACTTGAATCTAAGTATAACACATTGGTAAGACAAAAATTAGAAGACACATTTCCACAAAGAAAAGGATATGCAAGTAGAAAAAATACTACAACATCCCCTGTTAAAAAAACCGACCCGTTAGGACTCTTTTAAATGGACGAAGTAATAGACCAACCCAAACTATCAGTTAAGGATTTCGCAGCCAAAATCAAAGCGAAATACCCCGACTATAAAGATATTCCTGACGATGTATTAACGGATAAGATTATTGCCAAATATCCCGATTACGCTTCACAGGTGGACGTAAAAAAAAATTCTACACAAGAGCAAAATCAATCTACTACACCTACCGAAGACATTTCTTCTCCGCCTGTTCAAGATGGCTCACAAGAGCAGCCGAGTGGTGCGACAAGAGATATTAAATCTGTCAGCTTAGACAGACAACTGCCTTACTTACAACAGCAAGCATCAGAAACTTTTAAAGACCCGATGTTCGCTAATCCCAATGTAAGAAAAGCGTATAAGGATAAGTTAGCAGAACCATACAGTGGCAGGGATTATATGAAAGTCCAAGCCGCTTTAATGCAGGTTGACCCTTATGCCAAGCAAGAAGCACAATCAGGGATTTTAGAGGGGATTAATCCTTTAGGGGAAACTATTCCAACGGCAGCCACCGCAGCCGTACAGGGCATAAAAGGAGGCATAGAACAGTTAGGAAAGACCGAAGCCATAGACGCTAAAGAAGGAATGGCATCAGGATTATTAAATGTCGGAGTTGGGTTAGGCAAAACAGCATTGGGAGTGGCGAGTGCCGTAGTTCCCGAACTTGCCGCGTTTAATATCGCTTCGCAGGGACTTGAAGAAACCAATCCGCAGGCAGCAGAGTGGATGTCGCCAACAAAAAAAATAATTGAAGATAAATATAAGGAAGCAAATATTCCTGTTCCTAAGTGGAAAGAAAATGCGGCAGCCGTAGCGGATTTTGTAGCTAACCTTGTGGTGTTCGGAGGCGCGAAATATGCAGAAGGAAAATTCACTCCTAAAGAAGTCATTGACAATTCCACTCCCGAAGAAAGACAAAAGGCAGAACAAAAAACAGAAGCTAATTTCACTCCGCATCCCGCAGAAGAAAAAGCCACAGCGATAGACGAGGATATTAAGAAAAATCCCGACTCACCACTCGCACCTGTTTTAAAAGCCGAATCCGACAACCTACACAAAAGCGTTGCCGATGAACAGTTAGGTAAAGCACAGGACGCGGCAACTCTAACACATCTCCAAGACACAAAAGCAGAATTAGAAAAAGCAACCAACGGATTAAGTGATGCAAGCAAAGAAGTGGTTCAGCCCGCTATTGATAACATTCAGCAAAATATTGATGCCATTAAGCCACAACCTGACTTGACAAAATCTGACAAGACAGAAAATGCTCAAGCGGAAGAAACAACAAGTCAAATTTCCCCTCGTCAAAAACAAATCAACAATCTTGTAAATCAAATTGCCGATTACAATGATATGAAAAACGGAAGGTTAGGAAAGAAAACTTCCGAAGGCGCAAAAGCAAGAAACGATATTGTCATCAAAGCACAAGAATTAGGATTGACTATTGACGAGAAGCAAAACGGAATTACTTTAAGAAATAAAAATGGCAAAAAAGTAAGTGCAGTAAATACTGATATTAACAACAAAGGAATCAAAGAAGATTTCGTACCTTTGGAGAGGCGTGATTTGCAGACGCAGGAGGTATTTAATAAACTGAACGAAGTTGGCAGTCATGCGTTTCCTGTCATAGTAGGAATGGATGGCAAGCGGATGTCTGAAAGACAGATAAGAACCGCAATGGGCGATGTAGTGAATGACAGACCTACTAACGGAGCGCACGAACTCTTAACTCAATTAGATGAGCAGGCAAAAAACGGAACAGTAATTTTAAAACACCCCGACAGCGGAGAAAATATTCAAGTACCTATCAATGACTTCATGCAGTCAATAGGAAAAGAACTTGAACACATTCCGCACGATACAAGAAACGAAAATACTTTATCCAATGATTACGATAACTGGTTTAATTCATTAACAGATGAACAACGAGCAACAGAACTTGAAGCATCAAAACCCGCATCTGACCACCAAGCAGAAAGCGAGACGAATGTTGGAGATAGAACAACTTCGCAGAATCCACCAGAACCTCCCGCAGAATCAGGCGAACCCCCAAGTGGAACAACAGGAATCTCCATTAAAGCAAGAGAGCAACGAGCAGGAACATTAGGAAACGAACCTGCCGAATCAGGTGTCGGATGGACAGGCGAAGAAGCCCTTGCAAGAGGCAATGAGTTACGAGCAAAAGGCGCAGACCCTATCGCAATGATTAACGATGAATCAATTCCACTCCACGACAAAGTTGCTATCGCTCAAAGTTATGCTAATGAGTTAGGCAGAGAAACAAATGCAGCAGGAGATAAATTTGGTAGTAACAGTAAAGAATACGAGGTGGCAAAACAAAAAGAGAATGATTATTTAGCAAAAGTCAAACCACTTTCAACTCTTGCGCACAAAGCATTTGCGGCACATCAAGGCGAAGTAGATATTGATACAGGTAGTTGGACAGGACTTGTCAGGGCGGTAGAGGCGGATGGTAAAAAAGCCACTCCAAAACAAATTGCAGAAGCAAAAGAACTTTCGGGCAAAGTAAAAACTCTGACAAATCAAGTTGAAAAGTTAAAACAAAAATTAACCGATGCTCTCAATGCAGCCGTTGAAGAAACTCCAAAGAACATTAAGGAGAGAGCAAAAGAAATTGCCAACATAATTCGTCAGGGGAAAACTTCACGACCGTCTGTTTTTTCAGCCGCTTCGCCCGCATCAATAGTTTGGGACGGGGCACTGGAAGTTGCCGCAAAAACTGTTGAAGCAGGCGGAACAGTTGCGCAAGCAATCGCAGACGGACTTGCACATATCAAAGCAAGTGATTGGTATAAAAACTTTGACAAAAAAGATGAAGCAGAAAGCGCATTTAAAAACCACTTTAATGAATTTACAAATGATGATATTCTGACCAAGTTTGTAGATAAAAAAGATTCTAAGTTTACCACACAGGAGGTCAGAGATATTTGGAATTATGCAAAAGAAAATTATCTCGACAAAGACGGTATCTATGAAAATATGCTCAACGGTGTTTCTAAAGATTTAGGATTAACAAGGGAGCAGGTTCGTAATGCAATCTCACAACCCAAAGCAGTACGCGCAATCACCGATGAAATGTATCGCACTCAATACAAACGAAATCAAGCAATCGGCAGAGCAAAAGAATGGGTTAAGACAACCAATACACCGCGACTGACAAAGATATTCAAAGCCATCCCTAAGTTCTTTTTTGAAAAAGCTATCGCAGGTCACGGAACGGTAGGAATGGTTACACACGCGGGAACAAATATATTTCGTCCCTCAACATGGAAATCTTATTGGACAGATTTTGGGAAACAATTTCGATATATGTTCAAGCCATCCGACTACGAAATGGCAAAAGAAGATTTGCAAAGCAGACCTAATTTTATTTTAGCCAAACGTTCGGGACTTGCCAATGACCCTAATTCTATTTATGATGATTATGGTGGCTTAAAAAAGTTTTTTGGAAAATTCGGTACAGCAGGGGACAGAGGATTTTTTGCATTAAAAGTTTTTCGTCAGGATTTGTTTGATAATTTTTATAATAAACTTTCAGATGTAGAAAAAGCAGACCCTAATACCGCAAAAGAAATTGCAACACTTGTAAATCATTCCACAGGAACGAGTAAAGTTCCTATTCCTGAAACAGTAGGCACAGCGATATTCGCCCCGCGTCTTGAAGCATCACGATGGGCGAGACTAATCGGAGAGCCGACAAAAGCCGTAACAACATTTACAAATTGGAAGAACGCAACTCCGTCTGAAAAAGCCGCAGCGAAAATAATCGCAAAAGGAATTGGAGCAATGTCAGCAACATATATCGCTTCACTTGCTGTCAATCAAGGATTACTTTCTGCATCAGGTTCAGATAAAAAAATAAACTTCACTCATCCGTTAGAATCCGATTGGATGAAACATAAAATCGGAGATAAGACAATAGATGTAACAGGAGGACTTGTTTCATCTATGCACTTGTTGTCTGTATTAATTTCACTTCCATTTTTAGATAAGAAAGAATTAAAAGGGGAAACGCAAGCAGATAAATTATATGAAACAACAGGTAAGTATTTAAGAGGCAAACTTTCTCCTTTTGCATCCACAGGAGCAGATGTATTAACACAACATGATTTCGCGGGAAATACATTGCCATTTTCCGATGCTCCGCCTGCGCATAAATACAATCATAAGATGACGTGGAAAGAATATTTATTTTCACAAGCCCCTATTCCGGTATCGGAGGGGGCAAGAGATGTTTATACTGAAATGCACGACAAGGGGGTAAGTGAGCCACAGATAGAAGATTATTTTACAGGACTATGGATTGGAATGGTTTCAGGATTTACAGGAACAAGAATAGGAGTTGCGCCACCTGTTAAAAATCAATCTTCAAGAACCACAGACCGTCAAGAAACCCGAACAGAAAACAGAAACCGTTAAAACTAAATACTATGCCGTACAAATCTGCTGCCCAAGCCGCATACTTTAACATCCATAAAAAAGAACTTGAAAAACAAGGTGTGGACGTTGACGAATGGAACGCTGCAAGTAAAGGGAAAAAACTTCCCGCTCACGCAAGTGGTTACGCTTCCATGCACAAAAAAGTTAAAAAGAAATCTGACAAAACATAAAATCAATTAATCAATAATCTATATTTGTAAAAACACTTACTATGGCAAATTCAGAATTTTATTCACAAGCATCAGGGGTGGACACCGCTCCACGCTCAACCACCTTAACAGGCACAGCCACCACAAGCGGAGTGTATGTAACTGGAATCGCAACAGCTTTTCTAACAGAACTGCATAATTACGACTGGCTGCTTGATGCTACCACTAACAAAGAAGCTCATCAGGTAGTTTCCGTTCAGGATGACACTCATTGTATCATCAAAGAAAAATTTACGGCTGATATAACGATAGCGCAAGCGTTACGAAGGACTTTAAAGCCAGCCGCGAAAGAGATTTCTGTACAGCTTGCAAGCGGTTCAGGAAATATCAACGGGGCGGCACAATCGGTATCTGCTTCTCCTACGGTATTTACAGGTCAGGATACTAAACCAGTTGACCCGTTAGTATTAGACGGAGGAGTGTTTAAAGTGGCTATTGTACGATGAGTTCTAAACCCACAAGTTCTGAAAAGTTCCTCAATGCCTCGCAAATCACAGGCAAAGAGAGAGTGCGTATTTCCCAAAGGCAAACCACAGGGCAAAAGTTGTGGGAGAATTTTCAAACTGATTTTACAGGTTTCCTAAAATGGCTCGGCAGTCAGTTATTCACTCGCAATTCAATAGTAGGTATCGGTTCTCAGGGCGCACCATTTGAATTAATGAATGACCTTTCCACAGTACCTCCTAATTATGATTACGGCACAGACGCTTTCGGAGTTCGCCAATGGCATGCTCGTACAGGAGGGGGCGGGACGTTGATAGATACTTATACCAATATTTCAAATGCGCTGTCAAATGGAATCAATACCACTCTTTACGACAAAATCTACATCACAGACCGCAGTATTTTATTGCCTATTGATACATCAACTAACCCTACTCATACTCCTCTTTTAAACGGATGGTTGAACGCTCTTAATCCCGATTTTCAAGGCGCAGGTGATTATAGCGGAGTTGCGGGTTATGTTCTTTACAACGGAGCATCAGCCAATGCAGGCGTATGGCATACAGGACTTGAACTTGTTACGATAACCTACGACACTTTAATAGGCGGTAATTTCGTAGCAGGCGAGACGATAACGGAAGCCGCCAACGGAGCAGTAGGAACTTGTATCTCGGATGACGGAAGCACGATAACGATATTCAGAACGACACCTGCGAACTTTTACGTGCCGGGCAATACGATAGATAATGGGACAGGAGTTTCAGCAAATGAATTGACGGTTACTTATCCTGCACCTGCAATACTTGTAAATGGCAATGTTGTTTTTTGGAATGGGAGTCATTACGTGGTGATTGATGAAACAGCTTTCAACGGTACAGACCCCGTTACTAACAATACCGCTTATCAGTTGCTTACTCCGTCTGTGACTAACGGCTACATAAATGAAGTTGATGACATACAATACAAATTTGCTGATGACATTTTAGTTTACCGTGCAGACAAAAGACAGAATAAAGTTTCAGATGGGAATAATGCAGGAGTTATTGCAGTATTTCAATGGGGCAATGATAATGTATCAGGAAACTTTGTTGAAAGTGGTTCAACTCTTTCATGTTTAAATCAAAGAGGATTTATAGCTGACAATAATTTAATTGGGAGTTCGACTCTTTATTTTACTAATCTTAATGAAGGTGTTTTTTACAATCAAACAATAATAGATGCAGGAGGTACTATTGATATTACCAATGGAAATAATTTAAGTTCAAATATTTTTTTAGGTGGTGGAATAAACGCAACGATTGATTATTCTTTTTCAGGACAAACTATCGGAAGTAGCAATTCCAATGATAACAACACTTCAACTCTAAAAGTTAATCTTGACTTAGATGATGCAGCGATTTTTGCGGCAAATGTTTTAACGATTCCTCAAAAATATACTATTGCAGGCGCATTTGTTTTACAAGGGGCAAATCCCACCTATACCATTAATTCTATCGTTAAACCATCTGCACCCGCCACTCTTACAAGAAATTTCAGATTGATTCCTGACACAGGAATAACGCTTACAATCAACTCAGGACTTGCGGCAAATAATCCTCGACTAAAAGGGGCAATAGCTTTTGTAGGAGTCGGTGCGAACTTTGATTTTATTGATTTTCTGATTACAGGCGCAGGTGTTGACAGTTACGAAACCAATCGCGCCAACTACTAATCATCGTGCATACGACCTAAATTAGTCAGGTCGTAATTTGTAGAATCATATTGAATATTTATCGAAGTATTGTTAGTTGCTTTCACACTCCAAAAATGAAAAATAAACCTGACATGACCTACAACAGTATAAGTACTTGGCTCTCCATCGGGGGGTAGTTTATTAATGTAGAGTGAATCATATTGCGGATTTTCGTTTATTAATTGCTGACAAATATTAACAATATCCTGATGCGTTATCTGATTAGGCATGTCAAATCCTTCGCTGATGTAAAGATGAGACTGAACACTTTTTGCCCGTTGTTCTTTCCGCAGTTCATACTTCTCACACGAACACATCCCTCCCAAAGCCAATAACAACAAAAGGTATTTCAAATAAAGCGATATACTTTTCATGGGAGAGATTTTTGTAAAGTTAAAAAAAGTTTTTTGGGGGTGAATATGAATTATTTACTTCTGTGTTACCTATAATTTAAGTTAATGCTACCAACCTTAAACTACCAGCAATAAAAGAAAAGAAAGAGAGAAAAGCAACAACTACAAAGAAGCTTAAAAAGAAAAGAAAAAGTCCCCCTCTGAAAAACAAAATTGCTCCGCCCTAACAGGGGGCTTTTGCGCGTTCCAATTAAGTATCTTAAAAGTTTGCTCGTTTTCATTTTGCTTTGAGTTACAAAAGTAAGTAACTCTTTTATGTTACAATACCTCCGACACCCTGCATCCTCCACTTTCGTGTTAGCGCATCACCTCCTTGAGTCGGAACACCTCCCGTGAAACTATTTTCAATATTGCAATTCTTCATTTTCCTAAAACACAAAAACCCAAACGTTAGAATGGGCTTTTAGGGTGTTAGGGTTTGTTGCTCGGTTTCCCGATAACTATTTTTATAATTGATATGTGATACAGAACGTAAACCTAAAAGCCGATGCAAAGATAATACCTTTTTATTCACTTCCAACATTTTGTTAAAAATATTTTTTTCTTCCATGTAGAAACCGCTACTATTTGAGTTAAGTTTGCGAAATGGCGGTAAAGAAAATAAATCCTGTTGCCACGAATGACTTTCTTCATTCAGGAATACCATCAGAAGTAACTGCTCAAAAAGGTGTTCAGGCGATTGATTTAGCCACCTCGATTCTTTACGAACAGCAACGCCAACCCACAGGAAATGTATGGAAAGCAATAGAACAGATAGTTTTAGCGACTACTGATTTTTTACCCGAAGGATTAATAAATAAATACGGAGCAACAAAGTTCACTCAATTAACCGATGTTCCCAATTCTTATGTAGGACAAGCAACAAAAGTAGTCAGTGTAAAAGCCGATGAATCAGGACTTGAATTTACGGCAGGGGGAGCAGCATTTATTACTTCGATAAGCAACGTAGGCAATGACGTTACTTTAAATGTAGCAGCAGGAGTTTTGACAGCTAACCTGACTTCAACCAACATTTCCCAATTTGTCAACGATTCAGGATATTTAACCACCATAGCGGGCATAGCCGCAGGGGGCGACCTGTCAGGAACGTATGTAAATCCAACGGTAGCCAAGATAAACGGAAATACTATTCCTGCAAACGCGGCAGGAGCGTTGACTAATGACGGAGCAGGCAATTTAAGTTGGACGGCAAGCGCAGGCGCACCAATCTATGCAGCCACAAGAATACCCTTTGGCGATGGAGTGACAGCAGGTGGTACGACAAGTGCTGATTTGACTTTTAACGATGCTACCAACATCCTTTTAAACGCAGGAATGGATATAGCAGGAGGCGTAGGTGGTTTTTACGCATCAGCAGCAGGAGCAGGAGTAGGAGGTATCGGATTCAATTCAACACCGGACGGAGCATATTTAGCGGGGGTAAATGGTTATGGAGCATTAATGCAACTTGACAACGCCACAGGGACATTTTCGATGTATCTTGAAAGTAACGTCTTGGCAGGCGCACCACACGCACACACCACTACTTTACAATGGGATTCAACAGGAAAAGTCAGGTTACCTGTTGGACTTTTACTCGGCACTTTAAACACCACACTCGGCAATGCAGGTTTTTATGGCTCTACATCGGGACTTGTGACTATACAACCCAAAGCCATTGCAGGAACATGGACATTGACTTTGCCTGATAGTGATGGTAATGCGAATGAGTTTTTTAAGACAGATGGAAGTGGAATAACTTCATGGGCAGCACCTACACTTGCAAGTGCAGACTTTGTTAATCAAGGGACAACAACAACAGTTTTACACGGTAATGCAGCAGGTAATCCAAGTTGGGCAGCAGTATCTTTAGCTAATGACATCGCGGGAACACTCTCAGCTAATCACGGAGGCACAGGATTAGTTTCTTATGTACTTGGAGATATACTTTATGGCTCAACGCCTCCCGCGTCAGGACAATTATTGGCACTTGCGGGAAACATCACCACTACCAAAATGTTCCTCAGTCAGACAGGAACAGGTGCGGTGAGTGCCGCTCCTGCATGGAGTACGGTGACAGCAGCCGATGTTTCTCCACTTACCACAAAAGGAGATATTTTTGTTTTCAGCACAGTAAATACAAGATTAGCGATAGGCGCAACCGATGGGCAGATATTACAGGTTTCTTCCGCAGCAGCGACAGGGCTTGCGTGGAGTACCCCAACTTATCCGAGCGCAAGCGGAACAGCAGGGAAAGTATTAAGAAGTGACGGAACGAATAATGTTTACAGCACGTTTACTATTCCTGACACTTACACCACAGGAGATATTATTTATGCTTCTGCTACTAATGTCTTTTCAGCGTTGGCAGATGTGGCAGCGGGAAGTTATTTAAGAAGCGGAGGAGTGACTACTGCTCCCGTTTGGAGTACTCTCACCTTACCTAATACAGCCGCGATAAGCACGATTCTTTATGCCAGTGCAGCGAATGTCATCTCAGCGTTAGCAACGGCTAATACAGGAGCTTTGGTGACATCAAGTACAGGAGTTCCGTCTATTACATCAGGAGCGGTAGCCAACCGTGTTTTAAGAACAGACGGGACAACAGTATCTTTTGCACAAGTAGCTTTAGCAACAGATGTTTCAGGCAATCTTCCTGTTGCAAATCTTAACTCAGGAACAAGCGCAAGCAATACAACTTTTTGGAGAGGAGATGCAACATGGGCTGCTCCAACAGCCGTATTAGGAGATGCAGATTATGGAGATGTTACTGTCAGTGGCGCAGGAACAGTAATGACAGTAGATTCAATGTCCACTGCTGTTGAATCCACAGACACTACTTGCTTTATTGCTTTTTTTACTTCTCAGGCAACTACGAATAATGCAATCAAAACCAATTCAGCATTAACTTTTGATTCGTCTGCTGTTCAATTAGCATCTTCAAGTTTTAAGGGCGGTAACTTCACAAGCTCTGCGGCTAATTCAGCTTCTGCCGGAGTATTTAGACTTGCCAATACTGGAGCAATAAACTGGAGAAATGCTGCCAACAGTGCAAACTTAGGAGTCAATTTAAACGCAAGTGATATATTTTCGTTTGGCAGCGGAATAAAAACAACAGCAGGAAGTATTGATTCATTTGCGGGATTTCAAATTGGCAGCGCAGCAGCAGCAGGAACATTCCCAAGAGGAAATGCTACAAATTTTGTAGCATCTACATTAACTATTCCTGATACGGCTAACACAGGGGATATATTTGTTGCAACAGGTTCAAATGCAATGGGAGTTTTAGCTGTTAATGCAACCGCAGGAAAGGTTCTGCAAAGTGGAGCAAGTGCAGTGCCTACATGGAGTACGCCAACCTATCCATCGGCAAGTGGAGCAGCAAGAACAATACTTGTATCTGATGCCACAAACAATATTTATTCAACAGAGACATGGGCAGTGCCGGGGACATCAGGAAATACTTTAAAATCCGATGGCACAAATTGGATTTCAGGTGTCAACTCACGCTCAGGAGTGGCAGCCACCGCAACGACCACCACAACCACAACAGTAACACATAATGTCAGCAGAATACCTACCACCATTCGTTTATATGGAATAGGAACATTTACAGCAAGCACCTCTGCCACACCTACACCTGTTTCAATGGGAGTTTATACAGCCGCAGGAGGACAGACTTGTATTTACATGACATCGGCAGGAACAACTACTCAAGCCCCGCAATCTTCGACTACTTTTACTATTTTTGTCGCCACCTCATCAGGAAATACAATACAAGGAGTAGTTCAAAATGTAACATCAACAACCTTTGATATAGCTTGGACAAAAGTAGGAACACCTACTGCGCAAGTTTACCTTTGGGAAGCAGAATAAATAATTTATGACAAACATAGACCTCGTTTCAATTTCAAAAGCCATCACTGAAATATGTGATTCAAAAGAACTCAAGGCAGAGTTAAAAGATGCATATTCGGTAGTGTATGCCGCTAACAAAACGCGTAATAAAATAAAACCGCTGATGGAAAGTTTTTCCAAAGCGGAAATAGAGTTGAACAATGCTTACAATGAAGCAATTCCCTCTGCAACAACAGAAGAAGAAAAATCAAAACTGTTAAAGCAACTTGTAGAGGATAAGCAAAAGTTATATGATACGACAGTTGAATTAGAAGTTCATAAAATAAATTCTGATGCTTCGCCTGTAATTGTAAAATATCTGACAGCCCAATCCACATTCGCTTACCTTGAACATCTTACTGATGTTTAAAACTTCCCCATGACCAAAATCATATTAACTTACAAATAGGTAGTTTTGCGATATGACAAAAGCCACAGTTTTTTTTACAAAAGATTCCGTAAAAGCATTGGTGAATTTTTTTCTGTTAATTGGACTTCCATATCTTTCAACAGTAGGAACAAAACTTGTCACTAATCAAAATCAAATATTAACTTACATTGCGGAACATGACACGGCAATTAATAAAAACAATAAAGATATTATCTCTTTAAAGCGTGGTGACCAGCTTTTAAATATCAAAGTAGCTTCTATATATGAAGCATCAAAATCAAACTCTGAAACAGGCGCAGAATGGTGGGTTGATTATGACAAACAATACAATGACCGTATGATTGAGAGTAGATTTTTAAATCCATGAATTGGCTACGAGTGATGCACAATGACAAAGGCAACTTTGTATGGTTTGTGATAATTTTATTTTTATTTATCTTGTTTGGTTTAATAAAACTGTTATCTTTGTAAAGTTTTCATGTTAAGTTCTTGTTGAGTTGATGATGTTTTTAGAAACCCCTGCCTGACGTGGGGGTTTTTTGTTGTTTAAAACTTTTCAAAACCCATGTGACTTTTATCACTTTCTAACGTAACCTTTGTAGAAAGATGGAAGTGTTAGTGATACGCCATACGCTCGCAAAAGAAGAATGGGAGAAACACCTGATGAAAGCAGAGTGTTTATGCAACCCTGACCGCTTCCAGCAAAGGACAGACGGCAATGACGAGATAGTTTTTTTACATAACTTACTTGAAGAACATGAAAGTGTGGAATATATTACACACACCTTCGGGCAGTCAGGTGAGATACTTGATAACAAAACCCTGATTCCAGTATGAAAATATTTCTTTTTTGCCTGACAGTTTTTATTATCGCAATATGGAGTTGGAAACTCGGATTTGCTATTTGGGCTGTTGCAATACTGTATCGTATTTTCAATCCACCGAAACCGCCTGACAATTCAACACCATTGTATGTATGAGTACAAAAAAAGATTGGAATAAAATATTTAGTGTGTTGAGAAGATTCCCTGACGAACAAGATAATGAATGGATTAGGCGACTGGTAGGTTTTTATAAAGGAGAGTATAGTTTTATTGCATTAAAAACAGGGTTGTATAGGTATAGAGATGAAATTGAGGGAGGAACGCAAAACCTGAAAAAAGAAATATTAGATACCGTAGAGTATTTTGAAAGACGAAATAATGACGGCTCGGTAGAAATAAAAGACACTGTTGACAAAAAATTAACAGATGAAGAAATATTTCAACGGTATGGACGAAGCCCTTTGGATTGGCGCATTTCAATGGTATGGTTCAAAGACAAGTCAAGTGGTGGATATATTATGTCGTGTTGTTTTATCCCTTTAAAAAACAAACAGCAGGCAGAAGTTTTAAATGAGTTAAAAGAAGATTTAAAAAATTATGCACCTAAATACCCAAAGGTAATTTACAAAAACAATTTCAAAGAACCTGTGATGCTTGAGATTTCAATTTACGACTTACATTACGCTAAGTTATGCTGGCATGAAGAAAGCGGGAAGGATTACGACACTAAAATAGCCGAACAAAGATTTAACGATGCGCTCAAAGATTTGATTTCACGTGCTGTTTCGGTTTACAATATTGAAAAAATACTTTTTGTTTTTGGTAATGACTTTTTTAATTCAGAAGGAAAGAGCAATGCCACCACCGCAGGCACACCGCAAGATACCGATTCGAGATGGCAGAAAATGTTTACGGGCGGAAGGAAACTTTTAGTTAAGGGAATTGAAACTCTCGCGCAGGTAGCCCCTGTGGAAGCCATTGGAATATATGGAAACCATGCTAACCAAGCAGAGTTTTATCTCGGAGATGCCATTGAATGTTGGTTTCATAATTGCATGGATGTTAATGTGAATAACAAGCCAACGGCAAGAAAATACTTTTTGTATGGCAATACGTTAATCGGATTAACGCACGGCAATTTAGAAAAGGAAAATGACTTACCTTTACTCATGGCAAGCGAAGTTCCCGAATGGTGGTCAAAAGCAAAATACAGAGAGTTTCACAGAGGGGATAAACACCATGAAAGAATTAAAGTTTTTAACACAACAGTAGAAAACAAGACAGTAGTTTTAAGGACACTGTGTTCAATGAGTGGTACGGACGCATGGCATACAGGACAGGGATATGTAGGTCAAAGACAATCAGCGCAATCATTTGCTTATGGAAAAGATAACGGATTAAGAGCAACTTATTATTATAACGTACAATGAGCGAAGTGTCTAATGAACTAACCCCTGAAATAATGGACAGTTTGGAAAACGCCTACAATGTAAAGGTGATAGACCTTGTAGGACTTGTCCAGCAGGAGATTGAACTTATTAACTTTATTCAAGAGCAGAAGAATTTAATCTCACAATATAATCAACGACAACTTGATTTGGCTACGTTAAACGTACTGAAAGATTTACTTGAAGCCCAAAGCCCGCGACAACTCAAAGAGGGTGATGTGCCAACAGAAACGGTATATGAAGCGGCTTTAAATGCCAAGTCTCAAAACTCAATCGCGGAAGTTATTGGAGAGATTGTTGCAACAATAAAAAAAGATTACAAAAAGAAGAAAGATGGAGGAGAATAGCCCTGTCATATTCTTAATGAAAGTCATTGAACGGCTTGAAGCGGAATTGAAATCTGCAAAAGAAATTATCTCATTAAGCGATGAAGAAATTAAAAAACTCAAAAAAGAAATTGAACGGCTTGAAAAACTATAATGTCAACATCTCCGTTTCAGGATGCACAATAAACGTATCTTTACCTGCCACATCTAAAGAACAGGCGGAGCAGATTATCAAACAGACGATAAAGATAAAAGCAACCGAAAATAAGAGACATAAAATTGACGAGTTTAAGTGGAGCGATTTTTTTCCTAACACCCGAAAAAGCAACGTGAAACACGAAGACGGAAAGTTCACATTTTATACATAAAGCCATGAAAAAAATAATCTTATTTATTGCGCTTGTATTGACTATAAAAAGTTATAGTCAAACGATTGACATCGCTGTTGTTGGGGAATCTTATGGCAGAAATGAGCAGGCATTATTCTTATCTGACCTTCAAAATGTAAAGTCAGAATTATTTATCAGAATCAGTCAGCGGCAGCAACAGTTCAACTTCATTCCTTTATCATGGCAAAATAAATTTCAATGCAAGGAAAGCGGATTCTTTGACGGAGGCACTTGCACAGATTCAAAAGTCGCGGCAGAGGTAAATTCCTTTCATCTGCCCCATGTTAATTTTATTCTTGTGTTGTCAAAGAATATATGCGGAGGCGGAGGCGGAACTGTATGTTTATGTGGAGCTTGTTATCATAATGCTATTAATTCGGGAGAGGGCGCAGTACATGAAATAAGTCATACATTATGGTATTTCCAACATACAGGAAGTTATTTTATGCAGTCATCATGTAATCACGGGGCATGTATGTGGAATGTAACTTACTCTTTAAGCGAATATATTTCTATCAATCAAACCATGAACACTTTGGCGGGGACAATGAATGCTAATCTTCCAACGGTTACAATCACTTCACCTTACAACGGCTATTCAACCGATGCAATGGGGTCATTGATGGTAACGGCAAATGTTTCCGCAGAGGCACAAGTTGTAAGAATTCTTTGGGATGGACAGGAAAAAATAACAAATGGATATTGGGCTAATCACGACAGAAGTCCTTATTTCAATCCTGTTACGGGAGTACAATTTTGGATAACTAATCTTTCGCCCGGTCAGCATATTATAACTGTCACAGGGATTAATTTTAACAATCAGGAATCATCACAATCAATAAACATAACAATTAATTAGTATCTTTACAGCCATGAAAAAACTATTACTCACAATTACAGCAGGAGCGATAACCACGTTTATCTGCCTTGCGCCAACCTGTAAAACTCCAACAGCATCAGGAGAATTAATCTCTTATCTTCAAACTGATTCTAATATTGTTGTCACGGGTAAGTTAAAAGTTGATGCGCATATTAATGTTCCATCAGAAGCACAAAAGTTAATCAACGGAGAATGGGCTACATTCGGAGGAGTTAAAATTCAGATTCCGCACGACAGCACACTCACTGCAAATGTTCAGGTAAACATAAAACTCAAATAATGACAACATTACTTGCACCAGAACCCGCACCTCTCGGAAAGGTGTCCACACATGACCTTTCAAAAGGACTTGTGCTTGCAGGCATTGTCGGAGTTGTATCGGCAATAATACCTGCATTATCCGCGCCTGTAATTACTATTGCACTTATTGGTAAAGCAGTTGGAATTGGATTTGCCACAGGATTTTTATCTTATCTTGGAAAGCAGTTAGGGACAAATTCTAATGATGAGTTCGGAAAAAAAGAACCTGTTAAATGAAATGGCTATCCTTTCACATTTATCACCATCACTCAAAAGAAAATTTAATTCTTAACAAACTAAATTTAATAATTTTAAACCAAAACGAAGTAGCCGCAGAAAACACAGTCATTGATTCTGCCATCACATTACTCAATGGATTGTCTGCGCAAATTGCGCAACTCAAACCCGACCAAGCTGCTATTGACGCGCTGGCAACCCAAGTGCATGACAAAGCACAGGAATTAGCAAATGCTGTAACAGCCAACACACCTGCTTGACACCTGACCAAGCAAATTCTTTTAAGCACTTCTCATCGCTCAATGATAAAAACATTGACTTTGAGAAGTGTACTTTTGAATTCATAAAACTATTGGATGACATACGCGAGGATGCAGGAGTTCCGATAATTGTCACACGAACCTATTCCACTCCTGAACATTCAGTTGCAGTAGGGGGATTCGCCACAGATGAGCATACGTTTATACCCACAGAGGTAGCCGATATTCTTTGCAAAAGACCTGCTGGAACTTGGGACAGCCATAAAGCATATCTATATGTAAAATCAGCTTTAAAATTAGGTATGCAACGAATTGGAATAAATTTCAAAAATAAAAGTATTCATTTTGGCATGAATAAGAATTTCCAACAAGAAGTTTTATTTATTGAGTGATGGCAAAAGAAAAAAAGATAAAAGGGTATGTGAGTAAATCACGAAAGCGGGGGAAGCATAAAAAACACCGTAACAAGTCCGATTCATTTAAAAAATATCGGGGACAAGGTTAAGCTGACTGCCGGATAAAGTTTAGCGGAGTAACCACATTCGCTACAATCTTTGAACTCATGTGAATATAAGTTTGCAAGGAGAGAGTTAATACCAATATTTAATTGCATTTAATTTTCTTGGTTGACCTAAAAATAAAAAGAATTTTTTTAATGCAGACAAGGTTTGATTATAACTGTGTCTATTCTTAAATCTCATCATATAATTTTCAATCATTTTTTTATTAATAATAACTGCTGATGTTGAAACGCATCCATGTTCATGTAAGAATATTTTTACTATGCTTAAATAGTTTCTCTTAGTGTTTTCAGAATATTGTGAAAGAGATTCGGAAAAAGAAAAAACATAATTTATCTTAGATGTCCCCATTCCTCCACCGCCTGCGTTTTCATTTAATAAATTATCTCTGCCAAAGTTTTTTATCCATTCTGATTCTCTAAATCTCCATAGCCCATCAATTACTGTTTCAAGTAATATTATTTCAGGATAGATATTTTTACTTTTTAATTCTCTAATCCAAAAAGAGCACCTGCTTTTTGACCTCTTGTTATTTATATGATTTTGCAATCTTCTTTTTAATGAATGATTTGTTTTGCCAACATATTTTATTTGACCTGTTTCCGGACAAGCTAAAGCATAAATGAGAGCGTTATTCATGTTTTAAATATACAAAAAATTTTGCATGGTGTTATGGTTTAAGTTTCAAATAGTTGTAAGAGAAAAATACATATATTTGTTGTGTGAAATTTTTAACTTAAAATAATTTTTCCGCCCGCTTGCAACACCAACCTTTTATCTGTTGGCTCATAGCAATATCCATAATGTTTGCATCTGCCATTCTTGCCATTGTTCGGCTTATATCCCTCGCATATCTTTCCACATGACTCTCTCGCTAATCCAACTTCAAAGTATTCTTTACAATAGAAATAGCCCTCGCCTGTCATTCGCTTGCCTTCAAACAATGTCATTTCTTCAATGAGGTTTTCTTCCATGTAAGTTTTCCAATAGTCCAATGTATAAGCCACTTCCTCATCATTGTATTTGCTGAAATAAATCTTTGCCATACGCTTTAAAATTATTTTAAGTTAAAAACTGCCCATCGCCTGAAATCCCTATGCTCTCACACAACACAAGATAAAAAGAAACAGCCGAGCAAAATCGGAGGTCTGCCTAAGTTCAGTTACCCTATCGGTTACGTACCCGCTGAACATTCTATTTAGGGCTGCTTCTTTTATCTTCATCCGTTATCAGAAAAAAAATTATCCCGCCACCGCACCTCCATTATTTAATTCTCTTTTAAAGTAAAAAATTACCATTGTGTTTATTCCGACAACAGACACTAATTCCCATCCGTCTTTTGACGCTCCATCTAAAATTCTTTCGGCAACCGAGCCGCCAACATTTTCAAAAGCATCATATTCATTTACGCTATTAATTTTATATTCCCATGTTTTCATTTTTGTAATTATTAAATTACGAGCATCCCGCGCTCAAAAGGGATAATTTTTCATCTGATAACAAAGGATAAACGAAATGCTTCCATCTGTACTGTCAATTACGGTTAGAGAAATTTTAATAAAAATATTTTGCCTACGCTCATCACAATTTTTCAAATTGTAAAAAGGTTAAGAGTTAAGTAATAACATTCCGTTTCCTTCCATCTGTTTCCAAAGAGTGTTTCCATTCTTTGTAACTGCATACGGCAAAAACACTTCCGCCATCTGTGCAAGTTCAGCTTCAACTATTGCCATCTGCGCTTCAACCCAGTCTTTCACTATTCTCCATGAAACTTTTATTGCCTGCTCCTCTGTGCATTTTGAGCGCGGAACTTTTCCATCTCGCTTCATTGCCCTGAGAACGCCTGAATAATTTGCTGGCAATGCAAACCCAACCATATTCTCTTTGATGATTAGGCAGAAAGTAACAGCGCATGGAATCCCGTTCTGATAATCAGTGGTGATTTTCATTGCCCCGTGCTTCACTAAGCATTTTTGAATCTCTCCGATTGTCTTTTCAGAATCAATGGAGGTTGTATAGTTTAAGATTGCCATTACTTTTCGTTTTCCATTTTTTTAATTTTCCTCTCATAATTCCAAATGATAAGTTTGAGCCAGTTTTTTATTATGTCAAGAATCATCCAAACTGTAAAAACAGTAAGTCCGGTTATTACAAACCAATCCGGCAGGTTCACATCAAAGTTTATTTTCATAATGTTGTTTTTTAAATTCCCTCCCTAAAAATATTTTTATTAAAATTTCTTACTTGCTGTTCAGTTAATTTTTCGGTTACTCATGCACTTCGTTTATCCTCGAACGTTATGCAAAATTGCCAATGAGTTTTTTGTCTTTTTGAATTTGGTATTGGCAACTTCGCATAACATCGGCTTTAAAGCAATGGGGTGTATCGCTCCATATTTAAGTTCGTGCTGATATGAACGAAAAAAAATAAAGAAAAATTTTTGCCCACGCTCTTAATGATTAAATGATTTAATTCCAATAAGCATTTATGTTTTCGTGTTCAGGGAACTTGTCTTTCAGAAATTGTTTACATTGGTTTTGTAACTCATCCTGTATTTTAAAGTAGTTCGGCTGTTTTACATCTTTACTCATCTTTTCTGTTTCAAATACAATTTCACCTATGGAGTTATCTTTTACAAAGTAGCTCACATTGTCCTTATCCTCGTAATTGGCATTCCAATTATACCGTGTGCTAAAATTCACAAAAGCATCTCGGTCATAAAATGCAGCTTTGTAAAAGAAACTTGCCCTTTCCCTTCCTTTATCATCAACCAATTTATTCCACATTGAATGGTCGGTTGCTTCCTTCTTCCACCCATTTGGCAATTCCACATCAAGGAATAATTCATCTCCTTTGGTTTTGCCAATTACTTTTATTCCCATCAAGGCGTATTGCTCCTCAATGTTCACTCCTCTTGGCGAATTTACTTTCGCTGGTAGTTGTGATGATTTCACAAGTTCCTTTTGTCCTTGCACTTCCTGTGCTTCAATAGCATTAGGATTTCCACCCATCAACCATTCAAGTCGTGGGTTCTTTGCTGTGTTTGTTACTTTTTCCATTTTGTTTTATTTATGATTAAATGATTAAATTAAAAATGCCTCCCTAAAAATTTTTCTTTATTTTTTTTATCGCTTCGATTGAACATTTGTGCTAATAATCCCCACTGCTTAAAGCCGTAACCGTTATCTGCCATTTTTCCTTTCATATTCATTAGCAAGTACAGGAACAAACTCCCGAAGCAGTTCAATGAATCCATTTGGTTTAACCATCCCTTTGTAGTGTGAATCCACAAGTACAGAAAATGTTCTGAATTTATTATCGAACTCTTTCACCAGCGTTAATAATCCATCATCGGTTTTTATGTTACGTGATTTTCTCATTGCGATAAATTCGTTGAAAAAATCTTTTCCGCATTTGCCAAGCTCAGTCATTGCATCTTGAACATTTTCTGTACTTGTTACCCTTTGTGCATACTCTTTTGCTTTCATAATTTATATTTATTTAGTTAATCCAAAACGGCAGATAACATTAGATTGTATGCCATTGAAATTAACGGCAACAATCTCTACCGTTCATGGCAATGCTCACATCTTAGCTCTTGTTAATGCTCATGTACATTATCGGGGTAAGTTTTGCAATCTCTCGCATCGCTTCAACATCCGATGTAATGCCACTCATCGGGATTAAATTTTCTTCATCCCGTAATTTATTGATGATTGACCTACCAAGACTTTCGCAGAATGCAGGTGTCGGTCTTACGCAATCAAAAGCGTTCAACCAGATATGATTTTCCTGCGCTTTTTGCAAAACTTTTTTGCTCCACTTAATTTTTGACCATTTATCCGCACTGCCATGAACAACGGATTTCATTCCATTGCTGGCTTTCTTTTTAATCGTAGGTTTGTTTTTCATAATGAGTTTTATTTATGGTTTAAGTTTTTATCATTTAATGCAACGAGAATAAATCCGATGAACGTTGTTGGCAATTAAAATCCTAAGCCGTCAACATATTCATCTATGGTAGCTAAGTCAATATTTTGACAATACATATCCCTGAATTTGTACAAGTCAGATTTTAACTGTTCGCTGCGCCCAACAACAACAGGATTTAATGAAAGATTTTTTACTTGCTCCAATGCGTATTCCATCATTGCTGCAATAATGTCTTCCCTAATCCAGTCGGGTGCTTTATACAGGAAATCTTTGAATGCTTGTTTTCCTTCTAAAATTTCTTTTGGTGTTTTCATATTTGTTGGTTTTAAAATCGTAAAAAATCCTTCATAAATCCTGCGTGACGTTGTTGGCAATTTGCGAAAAGCAAACTCAGCTACGCTGCCAACAACATGGGATTGAAAGAAATATTTTAATTTTCCCATCGCGCTACTCGATTTCAAATAACAATTTTTTCTGCAACGGATGTTTGTCAACACGGGGGCGGCTCGGTACGTTCCAACTCCCGCCACCGCGCTCCCCAACGCATCTCCACCCGCTTGCTTTTAATGATGTCCCCGGCTCAGTGTTCAGTATGTATGTAATCAGTTTTCGATAACCTAATTCTTTGGCTGCTCTCCAGCAAGCTGCATAAAGCATTGAGCAGGCATTTTTAGTTCCGTCTGTGCATAGCCGTGTAACTTCTAATGTAAATCCGTCCTGCTGTTTTCGTCCGTTTGGTCTGCCAACAACCGCCACCCCTGCCACACGCTCACCCTCGCTCACTGCAATCTGAAACACGCTGCCTACTGGCTTTCTATGATGCCTGTGGTGTTGTTCGATGAACGCGAACGCTTCGTTTTGGAATATTGGTGTTACCATTAGTTTGCCCATGCTAAAAAATTAAAATACATTCTTCAATCCCCTTCCCGTTGTCGGAAATTTGCCTCACTTTTCTTTTCCACATTTACCGCAGAATACATGTCCGTCAGCTTCTGTGTCAGGATGACTTGCTAAATCAAAAGGCAAACTATCCGACAACACAGGATTTGATGAAATAAAATTTTCTTCCTTCTGTGCGTCACTACACATTTTTTCTTCTAATTTAATTTGTTCAGCCCACTCCTCAAAAGTTTGCACATAGCACCTCTCCCCGCAATGCTCACCGAGCAAACGCGCAAGCCCCGACCTGAAATATTCCAAATCTTCTATGTCGTCAAATACGAAGTCATTTCGCAATTCCCATTGAGCAGAGAATATACCAACCGAAGGGTCGCCATTGCTTCTGATATAAAATCCTTTTACTTCCATCGCTTTTCTGTTTTTAAAGGTTATAGTTTTTAATCGAAAATTTTACTTCACAAATCCTTCCTCGTTAGTTTCAATTTTTAACAGGCACAGAGCAACCCGCGCTACACCACGCGCCATCTCTGCTAAATCCACCACCTAAAGTTCTGTCCTCTCCTTTAAGTAAGTCAGTTACTATAAAGAACATTGCGCCATCCCTCTCTGCCCTCGCATCAGGATAGATTTTCTTAATTCTCTTTTCTGCTTTGTCTGATAACTTTTCCATTTTCTATTTTGTTTGCCTGTTAAAAACTAAAACTAACACCAGATTGAAAGAAATAAATTAAAATTGCCATCGCTCACCATGTAATTCCGTACCTGTCTGTAAAATCCTCTCTTGTCGGTTTAAATCCCATTGTACTACTACATAAATCATCGGTTTGATTATCGAAAAATAATCGAACACATCCGTATGTGCTGTTTCCAATCCATTCTGTGTTAATAACCGTTCGCCCGTCCTTCGCTTTTTTTCCTATCAACATTTTCTTGTAACGTTGGTTATGTTGCTCTTGCAACCTTAATCCGTTTGCTGTTCTGTTCTTGTGCATCGCTATAATTTTAATTTACATTCTTCAATCCGAGCAACGTTCTATTCAAGTTTTTAAAATTGCCACACTCACTCTTTCAATTTCTGTTTTGCCCATTCAATATATTTCTTCAACTCAAACTTATCCATCGGTTCATGTGTCATTCCTTCATAGCGCATCAATTCTTCACAATATTGTATTCCGTTTTCTAAGTCCCAATCATCATATCCGTTCTCAATTCCTTTCGGTATATCTCCGAACATGAAAGCTAATATTGTTATTCTGCATATTTTGTTTGCCATCGCTCAAAGAATTTTAAAAACCTAAATAGAACATACGCTTTAATGCCATTGAAAATAACGGCATAAAGCGTTTGCCGTTATGCGACATTCTTTTTTCTGTTTTCAATTTTTTCCTCCCGCTCAATTTTTTCTAATCTGTACCCGCACTTCCTAAGTGTTTCTTCAAGCCAGCACCAACCGCAATTTGTTCCGAGCCATTGCATCACTGTTGCCACAATGTATCTATCCCTCCTGTTGATTATTAATTTCCAACCTATCAATCCTCCCCTCATAAAGTTGAAAGGATTATTACCAGTAATGGCAAATAAATCCTGCAATATTCCCTGCCCGAAGTTTAGCCATCGTAACTGCTTATTTTCCTTCTTCCATTGCTTATAGAATATTTTTTCTCTATCCCCATGTTCATGCTTGGTGCGTTCAAATTTATATCCCTTATCAACTCCACCGAGTTTCAGGATTTCTTTTTCCGATACTATTGTTTGTTGCCTTTTCATATTTATGATTGTTTAATTAATGCCAACGCTAAAAATTGAAAACAGAAAAAAGAACGAACCCCACCGCATAAAATCCATGCGCACTCGCATAACACAGCACAAAGCGAAATAAAATTTTTAATCTGTCTGTTTTCAATGGCAAAAATTTTACATTCGTTAGTGCTTCTTCGTTCTATCTATTGGTTTACATGAGGGGCTATTCAACTGTTTCAAATTGCCATTTCTTCTTTCTTCGGAACATTCTCTACGTGCCTTTTCGCGGCTCGCTCCCTGACAATATCATAAATAGTTTTGTCTTCAATTTGCGGAGTTTGACCAAGCGAAAGTGTGCCTACTAACTTTCTTTCCATCGGAGTTTTTTTCATAAGCTCAATCGCGGCAATAGCAAGTAGGGCATCTGCCTTTTCTTTGTTCAATGAATCAGATTGGTCTTTCAGATTATATGTTGGTGAGTTGTTCCAATCTTTAGGCGACCAATTAAATATCTTGTCAATTTTTATTTCAGGATAATTTTCTTCAAACAATTTCTTTTCAAACTCAAGTTGAATTTCGTTCTCCTCATAAAATCCTTTCTTGCCTGATTTAAAGTTTAACAGCGCGGTGATTTCTTTTTCGCGTTTTGATTCTTTCGGATTTCCTTTTTGTACTCCTGACTTGTACGTTTCTCCAAAGTACCCTTTCTCCTCAATAGTCATTCTGCACACAAGGTCAATTAAAGTAGCGTACCCTTTATTAGATACAAGTACAAGTTCTATTGCCAATGGTCTTACTTTATGCTCTACACAAAATTGAGCGAATGCGGCAACGTCACGATTCAGGTCATCATTATACTTATCGGGTTCAATAGCATCAATAGCCCCATCTTGAATAGTGTTGGTAATAAAATCTTCGGACTGTTCAAAGTTCCAAAACTTTAAGATAAGGAATTGTCCGATTGCCATGTGCATTAAAGTACCGTAGTTTGCTCTTTCGTTCATATATCTCTTAGACTCATAGTACCCTGTTTGAGCAATCCATTTTATTAATTGTTCTCCCGTTGGGAGCGTATGCTTGGTAAGGGTGGTGAGCGAAATATAGAACGTAGGATTATTGTCTGCATCCAGCGTATAGTAAATTCTTCCTCCGCCAACTTTTATTCTGTAAACGGTATACGGCTGTTTGTGAATGATAATGTCATCCGTCCAAACGGTTTTTACTTCTTCAAAATCTTTTGTGTTCATAGCGTTTCGATTTGTTGCAATGCCCATGTTTTAAATGCAGAAAACTTTCTGACTATATCTTCTTCAATTTGTTTTGCGCCAGCATCTTTTAATGTGAGAAGCGGTTGCAAGTCAAAATCAGAAATCCATTTATTTAGTTTTTCTTTGTCAGGTGCTTTCGCGGCTTTCTTTTCTGCGGCTTGTTGTGCTTTTAGTTCGGCTGCTGCTTTTGCTTCGGCTTCACGCTTCGCTTTTTCTTCTGCATCGGCTTTGGCTTTTAATTCTGCCTCAACCTTGGCTTGCGCTTCCTGCGCGGCTTTTATTTTAGCATCGGCTTCGGCTCTTTCCTTGCGTAACTTTTCTTCTGCGGCTTTACGCTCCGCTTCTACTTTTGCGCGTTCTTCGGCAAGTTGCCTTTCCTTTTCTGCCGCCTCTGCTTTAAGCCGTTCATTTTCTACCCTCTGTGCTTCACGCGCTTCGGCATCAGCTTTTTCCTTTGCGATTCTTTCTTCTTCTTCTCTTTTTTGTTGGGCTAACAATGCCTCTTGTCCTGCTTTTTGAGTAGCAAGTAATGAGTTAAAAGCATCGTCAGGCATATTGAGTAAATCGTAAAATGAAATATCAGGAACATAGGGAGAAAGTTGCTCTACTCGTTTAACCTTTCTTTCTTCACGCATTTTTAAATCTCGAAGTTCAGCGAACTTTTCAATTTGCTCACATTGCATTTCAAGCCCTTTGGAGGTGTTGTTAATCACTCCGTATAGATTGTCATACAGGCGACCTTCAATAAGGATTGACTTTTTTCCTTCATCCTTCACGCGCTCGGCTGGCTTGCGAACCTCTTTCATCAGAGAGATACGAATATCTCTTGCCGCGCTCACATCTTGAGGAGATGGATTTTCTTTATTGAGCAAATTAATTTTACCCTCAATTTCTGCCATACGGTTAAAGTATGGGGTGAACATTCCTAAAAGGATTTGCCCTTTAGTTTGTTCGAGTCCGCTTGTTTCAACTACTTGAACAAGGGCATTCGTTTCTGTTGCTTGCATAGGTTAGGTTTATAGGTTGAACTTAAACTGATTTGGTGAAAATCTAAATGGGAGGTCATCGGTAGTTTCGCTTCCGCCTGATGGAACAACGGCTTTCTGTTCTTCAACTTTTCCATCATGCAATGCAATCCATTTCTTAGTTTCTTTTTTCAGGAAGATTGTGATTTGCGCCATCAGGATTTTAAATTCATCCTTGTCAAGTTTTTCATCAGGGGCAACATCAGCATGAGGTAATCCGTTTTCATTGGTGTAATAATATGGCACATTTTTAAACTCGCCTACTCCTGTTGATTCTTGGGTGATGCCAAGCCCTATCATTTTTTTGCCGTCTTTTTTGCGCTCATAATTGTAGGGCGATAAAGTGAGTTCTTCCGATACGTCTATGTTGGGCAGGCATAGCATGAATCCTTTGGCTTCACGGGAGCTAAGTCCGAGCGAAACCGTAAATACGTCCATTCCGTCCTGCAAGTTGATGAGAAGCTGGTCGCCAAACTTTCCATCTTCTTTTATTTCGATACTTTTGATTATGCCCGACAGAGATTCGTGGCGTGTTTCCCATACGGTTTTCTTTACATCTTCATATTCAATTTCTCTTTGTATTGCGTTTGGCGTTCCTTCGGATACGCGCTTTGCAAATTCTCCCTGAACGATATTCAGGAATGTTGTCTTTTCATGTGATTTGTCTTTGAGTCCCATTGTTTTAGGTTTTAGGTTAGTTATTACTTCTGTTAAATATTTCTTCCCATGTGCTTTTTAATATTTCACTTGGAAGTTTTTTTTCTACCACTCGGTTTATGAGTTCTTCGTGGTAATATGTTTTGATGATTTCCTTGTCGAGTTTTACGCGCTGGGCAAGCATGAAGTCCATGTAGCGTTGAAAATCTGTTTTCATAGCTCTGTTTTTGGTTGAAGTTTTTCAATCTCATTTTCAATTTCGTAATATCTTTTTTTCTGCTCCTCGCAGTTGATTTCAGGATGCCTCATGATGAACTCCCACAAGTTGTTTTGGTCTTGGCGGAGTTTTTTGATTGCCTCCCCTGCGGTGTAGGTTTTAAAAATGTTTTTCATTTTGCTTTCCTCCCGAAGATGAGAAGTTTGAAAATTAAGATGGTGATGAGGATGGATATTTGTATCATAGTTTTGATTTATTGTATGTGATTCTCATATCTTCTTCGATGGTGCAGATTCTTGGGGTTTCTGCCGCGACCTTGCGGAACTTAGTGAACAGGAAATTGATACATTCGATTCGTTCTTTGTCTATCCGCTGAAGTGCAGAGCCGTAGATTCTGTGAAGCCGTCTTGCGCTTTCGGGGACTACTTTCATTGTTTCCATTGTTTCCAACAGCTTGTCGTCAAGTTCATTGACGTAGTTATAGTTGTTTATGATTTGTGTCAGGGTGCACATCTTTTTTATTTTTAAATCCGTCTATGAGTTCTGCGTGGGTGAGGGGTTGGCTTAGTCCGGTGTCGAATACTCTTCCATACTTCCCGCAAACTACGCACCAGCCGTAATGCTCGTTGATTAGCAGTTTTACGTTTACTGCCGGTTTACTACAACATTCGGATTCGTACTTGCCTGTGGCTTTCATTGTTCGAGTTCTTTTAAAAGTTCATCCGCACATTTAACCGCGTCTTTTGCAATCGCATCCCATCCCGATATATCATGTCGGTTATCGTATGCTAACATCCCCTGCATAGCAAGTCCCGCAAAGTATTCGCGTTTGGTTAAACCTTGTCTCTCTGTATTATCGCTTTCCTGTGGTAACGGAAAAGCGGGAGTAGTTGTGTCCATTATTTCAGTTTCTTTATAGAAGTTTTCAAATCAGCAATTATCTTCTCTTTTACTTTCAAAACTTTTCTTACTTCGGATTTTGTTTTGCGGTCTGTGTTGGAGTTTAGCAGAGCTTCGCCTATCTTGTACCATTTCTGATGTTCGGCTAAGTAGTTTGTCAGCAGGGCGCGGGAGTAGGTCATATTTTTGAAAGCAGTTTTTGTTGTTGCAGTTTTTCCTGAATGATTTTGTTTCTGACTTTAATGGCTGCGCGGATTACTTCCCAATTAACATACTCGTTATTAAGTACGCGCATGACGGTGGTAATTGTTACTTTCGCTTCCATTGCCACGCGTGGCAAATTCCCTTTCAGTTCTTCCGAGAGTTTCTGCATTTTTAATTTATGCTCTGCGATGTTTTTTTGCTTTGCCATGTGGATTAAAATGTGAGTGCAAATATAGTAAATGTTTATCTATATGCAAGAAATATTATTTGCGATTTTTACTTATTTGTTTATTCATCTCCACATCCACCTCCGTACAAAAATACGTCTTGAGTACCGTGTGCGAATTTCTTTCAGAGGAGAATTTATATCCGCGTCCTTTTAAGATGTTGAGTTTGTCGGCTATGCCGTTTACCTGTTTGCTTGTCAGCTTTTCCCCTGTCATTATTCTTTCATATAAGGAGGCGATTTCGTCCTGCTTTTCTTTTGTGAGTTGTCTACCCATTGTTCACGAAAATTTAATTTGAGTTTTGTAAATTGCTCTCTGTAAGTTCATTGAAATTATTTGGCGGGAGGCGCGGGGAGTTCCATCCAGTGAGTAACGTTTTCACATTTCTCATCCGTGAAATCTACTTCAAATAAATAGTTGTTGCCCAACTTAGATGTTTTTACTTCTGATAATTCGCCAACCGCTATCCAAGTTGTGTCAGGGATGCGCTGACCGTCCTCGTCAGGTTCTAAATGTTGGGTACGCCCAAAAAGTAAAACTTCGGTTTCAAATTCGGGCAATCTCTCCGATACAGGAATCCAGTTATTTTCTTTCATGTGTGTTTCATTTAGATTTTTTATTTTGTACTCGTAAAATCGTTCTTTGATTTACTCGGTAGCTTTTGCAATTATATCAGTCATTCGCCTTGTAACTTCAACAAACCATTTAAGGTGTTCCGGTTCGGGCTTCATTTGAACGCGCTCATTGAATGCGGTTTGAAAATCAAGCGCAAGGCGCAACAGGTCGGGGGCAGCGGAAATCAGTTTCGCGTTCGCTTCGGCTTCTTTCTCTGGTGGGATTGTGCGAACATCAGGCATCCCGTTACTGCCATCGTCCAAATAAATTTCGCCAATCATTGTGTGATAACCGTCAGTGTCGCCCGTGAACAGCGTAAAGCCATCTCCGTTGTTTTCGGTTTTCCATTCGCTTTTAGTGTGTTTCATTTTTTATGTTTTAAATTGTTAAACTCCTCAACAGAGGAGGGGAGGGTGTGGCTCAAATCGTAATCGTTGTTTGCAATATAATCTTCACGGGACAAATAAAATCGCCCGAAACCTAAAATCTCAATAGTGTATGGTTTAAAAACTTCGGGATTGTTTTTCCACTTTAGATATTCAGGCAACTCTGAAATTTCTCTCTCTTCCCACCATTGGAGTTTTTTAAACAGATGTGGATAGCGGTCAAAATTTGCTTCTACTTTATCAGGATAAATATAGCCCTGTCCGTAAACGTGGATAATGTCGCCAATTTTATTAGGCGAATCAGGATATAGCGCAATAACCTTGTAACGCGGTTTCATTAATTCATCTTTGTTCATATCTGATTTGGTTTAAGTGTCTCATCTCTTGGCTCATCTGTCTTTTCTGAGCGTAGGTTGCCTTGATAGTGTCCCTGCCTTGTTCTAAGTACCATTTTGCGCGTTCTGCTGCTTGCTTACTCTTGTATCCTGTCTTTGAACCTGCGATTGATTTATCGCTTTTAAATAAGTACCAGCGTCCATTTTGCGGAACAATGTAAATTTCGTTCATCTGTACAGGTAGGTATTGGCAATTTCCATAACTCTTATTCCTGCACGTTCAAATTTCGCTTTCAAATAAGCAAGGGAGAAGCGGGAGTAAATGGTGTGGTGAATGGTGGTCGCTGTACAAAATATAAGTTTTCATGGCTGTTAATATTTAACAATTATTTTTTTACTTTTTATCATTTTTAGTGCGCGTAAAATGCGCTCTTTCGGGGTTCTTCCTGTTAGGTGTATTCCGTTGAAATTTCTTTCGCGGTCATTTGTATTATATATGTTTTCAAAGTTTCCGAAAATTTTTACAAATGCTTTTGCTTCTACGGTTTTAGCAACATAATCACTGCGAAGTTCTTTTATTCCTACGTGCCACATGGCGCAATGGTCAGCCAATTTTCCTTTTCCTATTTCGGACGATGGGATTTTTTGAAACTTCTTTATGAAGTAGTCAATGGTAAATTTGTTTCTTTTTTTCATGTTAGTAAAGTTTATATGTAAATGATTGTTGTTGATTGCCGTGACAAATATTCATAGCTCCGTTAATAACCACAAACGGATGCGAATTTATACTCCCTGTTATCTGAATTACCTCCCCTGAATAAAGACGGCAAAAACAGACGATGAAATTGTCCTGAGTGAATGTTATCATTTTACCTACATCTCCGTTGTTATCTAACGTCTGAACGCTTGTGGCGGGTAAGTTTGTTATGTTTACTCCTGCGGTTTGGAAGTCGAGGTGGAACGTAGCTGGTGTCGCTTGTACCGACATCAGGTTTTCAGGTTCTGTTTCCATTGGTTCGGGCAAATCTTTCTTGCAACTTGCAAAAGCAAATAACAGGATTAGGATTTTTGTTTTCATTGTTTGTTCTTATTAATAATGCTGTCATACTTGGCAAAACTTTGCGGTTTCAATCTTGAAATAATATCTTTTTTTGTTTTCTCATAAACCTTATACGCCTCATCTTTTATTCGTTCCGCTTCCCTATATTCATCAACTAACTTAGGGTTATATTCAAAATATTCTTTCTGTTCATCTTTGCCAATTTGGTCGCGGTTTGACGCTTTTTCTCTCCGCGCTAAAAACTTTCCATCAGTACGGATAGATTCAAATTCTACTATTTCAAAATCGCTCCATCGATTGCGTATCGCTTTAAACGGGACAAAGTTTACATTTAGTTTTATGAAAGCATCTATTTCTTTTCTCATATCAATAAGCGAACCGCGTTTTGCGTTTTTATATTTATCCTCAATAGAAATGTCGCAAGTAAATTTGTCGTAATCTTCCTCGTAAAAAATTTCTTGCCCTTTGTAATCTTCGATTTTGATTTTCATAGTTTTAGTTTTGTTTAATGCTTTTAATAAATATCCGTACTGCTTTCAAATACTCAACTGGTCTATTGAGTCTGAGTTTGTTTTGCCTCGCTATGGATGGAAGGACGGGGCGTAAATCACTTGGAGTTAATTGGTGCGTTTGTTTCATCTTATTTTCAGAATTTATTTGTAAGTTTATCGAGGTAAAAATGTTAATGTGTTACGGCACATAAAAACATTTTCGGGTTACAGATTACGGTCTGTTATGTTCTTTGATAGGATTATTTTTAAATATTGTTATCCCTTTTATCGGCTTCACTCTGTAAAGGGCTTCGCGCGGAATTTCATAAATCACCCGCGTACATATAAACCAATTTTTATTTTTCGGGTGCTTAGTTTTTATATCCGTGTGGCGGTCAAACGGCACGTTGGTATTTAAAAACTGCTGGTGAGCGCGGTGGCTGTTAGTTTCAATAAATGTTGTGTGTTCCATGTGTGGTGTGTTTAGGGATTAGTTAGATAGATTGAAATTTATTTTTTCTTTTTTGGTTGCCGGAACGCCTGAAATAAAATTGCTTTTCCATTGCCGCGTTTTACAAGTTTGAAATTAATAATATGAACCAAGCCACAATCGCAACAGCGCATAAAATATCTTTTTCTTCGAGGGTAAACCCATTCGCCTTCATACTGTTGCCTGTATCTCATTGCAGAGGCATTATGAAGTCATTATACTCATCATCTATATTAACGCTGTCAAAATGAACGGCAGAATTAACGGGGTGATGCTTATGCTCACATCCTACGCAAATCATATTCACTACCAGCTTGCCATCAAAGAACGGCTCAATAGTTCCGGCTCGCGCAATGTGGTTTTCCAAGAAGTTGTCGAGTTCTGCTTGATTCTTAAAAATCATCTTTCGGGTTGTCATTGTTTTTTTCAGTTTTAAATCAGTTTGTTTTTTGTGTTCGCTGATGAGGGTTAGATAGTTTCAACAGTTTCAAGTTTGAACGCATTACAGAAGTTAGAAATATTATCCATGTGTTGCGTTTTACCTGTGAAATGATTTTTAGCGTACCAATCGTAATACGGAATAGTACGCAGTTTTTGATTAAGTTCTTTTGCGGTTGCAAATTTGAAACTTTCATAAATTGCATCACGTTTCCAATAGTTGCCCGTTTGTTGGATTAAAAATTTTCCTTCGTAGCGAAAAATATCGTAGCTATGATTCGCGCCAAAAGTTGTAGTTAATCTTTCTTCCGCTTTCAGTGCTTCGCACTTGGCGAAAAGGTTAAGAATGTACGAGGGTAACGGCTGATTATTTTGAGTTTCTTTTTTCATTGTCTGTTCATTTTTGATAGTTAAATTTATACTTTGTTTTTGTTCGTTCTTTGCTTCCTATCTTAAACCTTACGGGGTTGTTTGACAGGCAACACACATTTTTATAGTTGAATGTATTTTTCGTTTTCGTTTGTGTCCCAAAGTTCTGCATACGGTTTGCCGTCCTCTGACATGATGAAAAATTGATAGTTGTATTTCTCATTATATTTTACTTCGGTGTTGCATATTCCGTAGCAAGCATGAACGCCCGAAGAAGTGTAAGCCAGCCCGAAGTTGCTATCTATTTCTTTGAATGAGCCAAGATAGAAAACCCCGTCCCGCGTTGTGGTGGTTTGCCCGCTAAAGTGTTTAGCTATTGCCCGTTCCATTTTGCGAAAATCTTTGTCCGTCCATTCTGTTTTGAATTTAATAGTACGGCTCTGAATTTCGCGGACGCGTTCCGTCATTGCGGGAATTTCACCGTCATACATTTGGAATACTATTCCGCCTCCGTACTGCCTGTTATGGAATTTCCGCCCTCCCAGTTCGCGGGATTTCGCAATAGCAAGGTCGTAACCGAGTTCAAACCCGAAAAAGGTCTTACGGTCTTGCTCGTTAATAAAGTTCAGGAAATGGCAGACAAAGCGCGGATTTTCGTTTACATCATTGTTGATGCGGGTAAATTCAATTTCTTTTACTGCTGTTTGTGTGTTGTTCATTGTGTTGTGTGTTAATAGTTACGCTTCATTTGTTCCTGTTGAAGCTGGCAGGTATTTTTTGCTCCCTTGCTCCGGTTGCCCGTTACGCCTGTCTTATCAGTTAAGTAAGACGCGACAAGGGATGCCGCCCGTACTACTACGACCGGGAGTTTTGCATTGTACCATCAGAGAGGAATGTATATTCATTCACTCTTAGATTTTCAATGATGATGTTTTTATATTCCGGTGTGTGAAAAATTGTTGCAGCAGTGAACCACGGGGTGTGCATCCGTTCCATTTCTTCAAAGACTGGAATAAACGGGCTATTTTCGTCCGCTACTTCAATCTCAAAGTTAATCTGTTCAATGATTGCCTTGTTTTTTGCTTCTTCGCTCAGTTCATCGAATGAGTAAAGATTTGTTGTAATAGTTTTCATTTTGTAGTAGTTTAAATTTGTTGCCTACTTTGGTTGACTGTGTTCGGCTTGTCAGTTATTAAAGATTTTATTTATAGATGCTTGCGCCTTTTGTATCTTCGCTTGCTGTTTCTTAAATGCCTGTACTAAATCGGCATGGCTCCTGAATGTATTTTTTGTTAGTCCTAAGCAAGCTAACATAATGGCTGTTGAATATTTCTTTTTCATGTTTACTGTTTGTAAGTTTAAAAGTTTCAATATATAAGACAAAAAAATTAGTTCACTATTACTAAGGTGATTTTTCCAACCTTGCGCGTTTTCAAATCTTTCTTCTCAATCCAATTATATATAGTTTGTACGCTTACTCCTTTAGTAGCTGCGTATTCTGCTATTGTCATCAGGTCGTTTTTAGTTGTTTGTTTCATGGGTGCAAATTACGTTCATTTGTGGACGCAAAACAATAGACGATTCTAATATATTATTGTATCTTTCAAAGTTTAAATTTTAATGTTAAAAGATTAAAACAAACATCATACCAAACTATCATTTACAGAGGAGAAAATAAAAAATAAATATTAAAAATGTCTTGCATATTGACTAACTTTTGTTTACTTTCACACACTGAAATAATAAGCAGATGAGTAACGAAAGTTCACCTGAACCACAACCAAAAAACGCGGCAGCCCTTAACGACCTTCGCGCATACTTCGAGGCGGCAAACCTGCCCGAACAAATACAGCTAAACAAGGAAACAAAAATTACCAACGTCCGCCAATTCATCAACAGCCATCTAAGCTACTGCGAACGCAACCCAGATAACTTTCGCGCCCTACCTTAACAGATTGACAGAGCTAAAAACTTTATTAGACGCCCGCCAATAGTCAGGAACTACTCAACACAAACCCACCACAAAGCCGAAAAATCATCCTGATAAACTTTATCCTTTGGCAAACTGTTTAAAAGCCGGTGTCGCGCCCCCTGCCTACTGATACGACAAAGCCGCGCATAATCACTCAAAGGCACAAAACGCCTATTATTTATCAATCTTTCACGTACTATCGCCCCCCGTGTCATACGACAAAATTACAAACTATTTTTATTCTCCTGTATATTGACAAGTAAAAACTAATTAACACTAAAAACAAATTTATTTAACAAGAGGTCAACCCCTTTTCACCCTAACCACAAACTAAAAACTGTTTTCGCGGTCTTTTTCAAATCACTTTTAGCCATCGAATTTATTATTATTTCCGTGTTGAACATAGGCAAATAGTGGCAAATATGCTCAGAAATACGGGTAAACACTTTTTTATGTTGTCATGTTCACATCGGCAAGCCAATAGAATAACATTGCGTAATAACGTTTCACCCGTTCAAACACACATTATCATTCTCTTATCTCTTGCGCTTGATATTCGCAACGTAATGCAGTCCTGTTGTCATCCTGCAACAGATATTTAATTTCTGTTTTCAGAATTCAAAAGTCAGATTTCAGTAAGGGGGATGGGTTGTTTAAAAGTGAATTTCCCTGAGTGAAAAGGTATGCCCCGAAAAATGGGGTGTAAGCCCTTACTTTTATCATCAACTTACTTACCTATTTTAAAAGACACTTACTGTGTTGGTGATTGTGGTTAGGGGGGTAATTTATTTCTGTGTTATCTAAGTTGCCGACAAATTGTTTGACGTAGAGTTTTAGTGTTTCATCGTTGAAGATTGCCGCGCCATCGTCTCTCATTTGCTTGGCGAAAGTGAGGATGATGCGTTCGAGGACGGCTATGTTGGTATCGTAGATTTCCTTTTCGGTCATTGGGTCTTTCATCTTGGGGATTTGTCAGGAATTAGTTTCCGCCTATTGATAAACTTTTTCCGTACCATTTTTCACGAGCGCGAGAAGTGTAGTTAAAGTTGTCGAGGCATCGTTGGAGGTATTCCGCCAAAATCCAATCGGGTGTGTTGCTGCCGTTCTCTTTGGAGAATTTGTTGATGAGTGCCGCGAGTTCGGTTTCAAACTGCGGTTTTACTTCTTGTCCATCTTGAATTTCGTTTCGGGTTTCTTCCATGTTCTTTTATGTGGTCAGTTAAATTTTCTTGTTGTGTTGCCGAAAGTTTGGAGATTGCATTTTATTTCACGCGGAGAGTCCGACCATTTGGCAAAAGTTTTGTTAGAGATTATTTTCATGTGAGCGAGTTCGTAGCAGGCACGGAGAATCAGGTTGTTGTAGAGATAAATTATTTTTTTTCTCAGGGAGAGGACAGGTCTTTTCATGTTATATCCTCCATTGCTTCTTCCGCGTCTTCACCCGCAGATTTGAGTAAGTCTTTTGTAGCATCCGCTTCTTCGCCTGTGGCGATGTTCACCACGTCTTTCACTACCGCCACAGGGGTTAGCGCGACTTTGACGGTGGCGGAAATTATGTTTGAGAAAAATCCCATGTGAGTGTAGTTTTGTGAGTGTAAATGTAAACAATTATTTTTCCAAATGCAAGAAATATTTTTAGGAATTATTGCAAATCTTTTTGAAAGTTTTTTAAAATTTGCAACGCATTATCCATTCCTATTTTTATGGCTTCATCGGTTGTTGATACAACACATTTATCACTCATATAAAGTTCTGTTTTGCGAATCGCTTCACTCAGGATATGAGAGGCGTATTTTTTCATACAAATATTTATAGAATGAGGAGAGCCGTCAAAACACGCTGAACGTATTTTATCAATCACATCGGTTTCGGGTTCAACTTTTGGAAGTTGATTTAAAATTTCCGTTGTCAACTCATTAAGTTTTTCTAACTTGGGTTGAATTTCTTTTTGCCAGTCTTTCATATTTTTTGTTTTAAGTTTTTTATCCTCCTGTCAAACTCCCGAATCGCCTCTGCACGGACTTCGTAAATGGTTTTTCTGAAACTCTCACTCATCTCTATTTCTTCTTCTGCGTAGTTGCAGTATTGTATGATGGCGAAGAGGTCGGATTCGGATTTGGTTTTCACTTTAGTTTCATTATGAAATGGTATCTTGGGAGGAGTTATTTGACATAATTTACTTTTGATTTTATTTTTTCAAACACCCAAAAGTAAGAATGAAATTTACGAGCGTGTTGCTGTGAATCCATCGGCACATCTACGATTCTGTTTTTTGCGGCAAGTATGAAAAGGTCTTTGGGATAAAAACCTGTTTCAACCGCCATATTCAAAACCTGACAATGAGTAAAATAATTTTTACCTCCATCAACAGTATCCTGACATTTGAAAATCAATAATCCTTTTGGCGCAATTACTCTTTCAAATTCTCTTATAGCGTCAAGGTAGAATTGCCACAACTCCGGCACGTTTTTGTAGAACCCAAACCGTTCACGAATAATTCCGGTAGGTGCTTCGGCTGGTATGCCGCAAATGAAAGGCGGGTCGAACATTAAAATATTTATACTCAAATCTTCCAAAGGCAAATTCCGCGCATCGGCTTGAACTACCCCTGCTATTTGAGGCGCAAGGTCAAACTTTAATCTTGGCTTTGGCAATCCGTCTTTATAAAAATTCCCTACCGAATAAGTCGGGTCGCAATCAATATATTTTCCATCTGCATGAAGAAACAGAATATCTCTGATAATCTCCTGTTCATTAAAACTAATGGTAGAGATTACCTTCTTCCCGAATAAAGTTTCTTGGTTCAGTTCCATCATTCAAAATAATTTAGCCGTCCCCTCAAAATATTCACTCGACACATTAAGAATTTTTTTCATCTGATTATATGTCGTCATCCATGCGCGACTTTGCGCCTTAGCCGTTCTCTCCATCCTCTCGATGTATTCTTTGGCTTCGCGTTCTTCGTTTTCAGGTTTAGGAATCCAATATCCTGAATCGTCAGACAAAATTTTATGCCCTTGAAAGCGTAGGTCGCGGATGACTTGGCGGATGTGGCGCAAAGCTGTATCGTATGATTTATGCTCATTGCCTTTCATTGAATGAAAAATCTCTCCCTGTGTCATCTTCTTTTGAGAAAGTAAAGATAGGATAATTTCGGGTTCGGTCATTTGATTTTGTTTTTTTCTATTGACTCTAAAAGTTTTTGAATTTTCAGATAACTTTCAAATCTGCTTTGCATACAGTAGGCGATAAATTCTTCTGTGCCATTCATGTCATCGCGAGTTACGTCATCTTTGAAAAGTTTCGTGTTGAAGAACAAATCCACGATGGATTTCGCATCATTTTTAAATTGGTTTTCGTTCATAGAAAATTAATTTTAGTTTGTTATTTTACACTCTCGTTCTTTGAATTATATTCGTTAATTAAAATTTCAAGTTCAGTATTGGTAATTTTCATCAGGTTATTTTTTTTGGCGATGAGAAGATTTAAAATACTTGCCCCGTATTCCTCAATGAGTTTTGCCGCGAACACGGGCGCGTTGCCCTGATTGAACACGTTGCATTTTGCATCCTGCGGTTTGCAGTTCTTCTCATCCCAACGGGTAGAGTAGTGTCTGCGGGAAATGAAGTGACCGCATTGTAAATCCTGCCATCGGGCGGTAGTCCCGCAGGTATAACAGCTATTGAACCCGCGAGCGTCCATACCGCGCTGACGAATGAAGATGCTGAAAACGCGGTCAAGTTCCTTAACCAACTGTCCGCGAGTTTTTTTCTTCTTCCCCAAGTAATATTTTGCCGCATGAGATTTACAGTAGCCATGCGTGAAAACGGGGCGGGAACAATCTTTACAGGTTTTCACGCGACTTTAGCTTTTTAAAAATTATTGGCTCAGGAAAATCCATGTTGTTTATAAGTAATGTGCATTTTGGGTCGCGCAACCATTCGGTAAATGTTCGCTTTCCGTTGCGCCATTGCTTTAATCTTCTTTCTTCGGGTTTCATTTAACAGTCAGTTCAGTATTGGCAATTTTTAAAAGTTCATCTGCATGGCAAAATCTTTCTTTCTCTTTGCACCAGCAAGCTAAATTTTTTCCGCGTAACTCCTTAATTTCGAGTTCATCTACCGATGGAATACAATATTTTTTGAATAGATAAACCGCCTCCTCATTTGTTTCGACATCGCCCATCCATTTGAAGTAGTGAAATTTATCCGCATCGTCAAAAACACTTTCCCAATGTTTCGGAATGGACTTCCCAACCGCAAACGGATTTCCCCACTTCGTCCCGCGTCCGACATAAACAGTATTTTCGGGCATCTTCCACCCAAGAGTTCTCTTTCGTTGTATTCTTTTAACTGACATGATTTTCCTTTCGATTTTGGAGTTTAAATGTTTGGGTGGTGGAATAAGTGCTTTGGAGGAGTGCGTCCTAAATTTCACTTCCAAATATCAAGTTTAGATTTATCCACAACTTCATATTGCGAATATTGATGAAATGTTTTAAACCAATATCCGTCATTCAAAGTAACTTTATAGCCATTAAATGGAATTTGTATGACTTTTTGAACGGGATATGTTTCTATTTTGGTATTGGCAGCAGCCCCGATTATTGCGCCCGTAACAGGCATATCGAACAAGAGATGTCCAAGTATCGCCCCGCCAACCGCCCCGCTTCCTGCACCATGTGTGACTGTTTCAGTTGTCCAAATAGTCGTATCTTTGTACCAAGTGTAATATTCGACCTTTCTAACAACAGCAATATTTTCAGGTTTGATTTGCGCAAACAAACTGCTGAATGTCAGCATGAATAGAATTGTGATTTTTTTTTTCATAGTTTTTTATTTTTAGTTCATCGGGTTAGCAGGAGTTCGGGTTTAGGTAATTCAAATTTTAATGTTGAAACTTTTTTAAAAAACTCTGTTTCTGGCATTGTATAGCGTTTCTTGCCGTCTGTGAACCTGATTATTGATTCTCGGTTGTCGTCAAAGTCCGCTTCAAGATAGGTAAATTCCTGTCCTTTTACGCGAAATGTTTGGTTGCAATACCACCAGCGGTGGAGGGTTGGTTGCATTAGAATGGCGGTTCGGGTGAATCTTCAAGTTGTGTTGGCTCGGTATAATCTCGGATTGCCGGAGGAGAATAATTTGTTGTTTCTTCATATCCTACCGACCCGCGCATCATCTTTAAAATTACAGGATTATCCAAATTTGTGTGTTTTCCGCCCGACTCCGCCTCTTTGATTTTAACTATGTGCAGTTCCATGTCCATCCATAAGTCGGGATGCTGAACCATGCGGTGAGCAACTATAAAATCGTCTGCTTTATTACAGAACTTTCCTCCGCCTTCCGCGTCTGACTTTCGCGGTGGCATCGGGTGTCCCTCCCATCGGTGTCCTTTCGGATAAACTCTGCGTAATGCCTCTGTAATTGCGTGAACATTCAGGAAAATTCCACAATGCGTTTGTTTTATGAATAACCGAAACTCCAACATTGCCTTGTAATCGTATTGATGCTCGTTTTCATCCTCTTTTAAAAGACCATTGTACGGGTCAATTAAAAAATAGTCGTAGTGTTCTTTCTCCATCAACTTTTTACCCATTGCAATCATGTCTTTGTAGGTGTAAATATTATCATTGTCAATAATTGCAAAATGTTCGTCAAACCATTTTCTGCCTTGCGCTAATTCTGATGTGGTCAAGTCCTCAATTTTCTTTACAAAGTAATATTCAATCATTTTTTTTTTAATCCCGCCTGTTTTGTTCTCTCCTGACCATATTACCCATTTCCAATTATGGAGTTTCGCGCTTTTTACTGCAAAATACCACGCGCAAACGGATTTTCCTATGTTATCATGCCCAAGCATCATCACAAGTTGTGACGGCTTAAAAAGCCAATGTTTATCAAGCGAAGCGTGACCTGTGGTAAGTCCCATCTGAAAAGTTCCGTTGCGGATTTGCTCTATATAAGCATCGGTTTCGTATTTTGATGCCAAGAAATTTAATTCCGAAGTTATGGTAGTTTCTGTAAATCTATCTCCATATCCATTGTTTTGAAGCCATTTAGCTGTTTCTGAAAAATCTTTATTGAATTTTATGTAAGCCAATACCTGACTCGGATTGTAAGTCGTATCATTATCAAATTCACTTGATTGCGTGAAAACTCTGAATAACTTTGAGTCAGGATGATACCCTGCGCTCCACTTTTTTTCTCCATTCGGGCGCAAGTACATCCTGTTTCCTCTGCAAATACCCTTAAAAGTCCATCCTGATTCTTCTAATATTTTTTCTACATCACCTGTGGCGTTAAATCGTGTAAATACGTTTTCAGAAGAAGTGTAACTTTTCGATGTTCGGGATTGAGTGACCACTTCGTTAAAAACCTTCGCACACTCAATTAACGTGTCCCTTTCATCTGCCGTTATCGTTGAAATTTGTGTAAAATCTTTGTAAATAAACTCATATTTAGGGGTTGGATAACAGGCAAAATATCCTCCCTCTCCCCTTGTTTCAATCAAAACCTTTTCTTTTTCTTTAAGTTTTTTTTCTTCTTCGTTTGCGTATCTTTTTGCTAATTTCTTATTTCCGTCTATTTTTTCGCACCTGTAAATGAAGTGATAGCCACCACTCGGAGTTTTTACAACGACAAGTTTTTTTAATAACTCATTGTCAGCATCGTTAATGGCGTTTTTGTAATCTTCATACAAAGTCCCTGTCAGGTCATACTTGCAATCAATGTCAATGCACTCTAAGTTTCCTGAAACACTTCCGGCTACAATTCCAACGCCATACACCGAATTAAAATTTCCGTTTGGCGAAATTAACTGCTCGGTATTAACTTTCCATTTGATAGTAGGAATTTTATCTTCGCTTATCGGAATAACCGAAAGCCCAAGTTCATAATATTTTACGGCTATTTCCTTCATTTTCGTCTGTCGTAAAAATCATCAGCGTCAATCGCTGGTGCTGTTAGAGTTTCTATTTTATCTGGTTGGAATTTAAGTTTTCCCAGCTTCTCGTCCCGCGCTGCCCAAGTTTTGACCGTAGCTATCCAATCCTTTTTGCTATTTCCTTCGTTGCTCCAAGTCAACGCGGAGTCGTAGTAGTACTTAAGTTTGTCCTTCGACCACCCCGCTAACGCCTTCGCAAACTCTACCTTATCGAAAAAAGGAGAAGAAGAAAATAGCAACTGCTCCTTTTTAATCTTATTCTTTATTATTATATTATCTCCTATTATGTTATGCTTTGGCTTTACTTTGGCTTTACTTTGGCTTTTAGTTGGCTTAAGTTTGGCTATGCTTTGGCTATGCTTTGGCTCTTTATTTCCTGACGATAGCCCTCCATTACGTTTTTGCTTTTCCCAAAAACCCATATTTTTTCGCAAAACAGAAGAAAAAAATGAACTGGCATCTTCTTGCAAAAGGTCAATTTTAATGCAATCTTTATACCAATTTACGAATTTTGTGGTGTCAGTACAACCAATTAACGAACATAACATTTGAAGTGAGGAATCGTCCTTTAAATGGCAATAATTATCCTGTTCTCGCAATATTTCTATAACGTCCCAATAGATACCCTTTCCCCAATGCCCGTAGATATGAGCGATTTTTCGGAGGCGCAATCCGCGTCCTGCGGTTGAGTCGTGCCTGAACCAATAACTGTCCTTACCCATTGATAACCTCCTCTTTTTTAGGCATAAGATTTTTTTCAATGTACTTTTTTATGTGAATATTCCACTTGTTCCATTCAAACCTATCAGACATCATCCATTTACGGTAATCTTCGGGGACATCGGCTATATGCTTGCCTTTGTGCTGCCCAAAGGTTAGTATCGGTTCGGTTTTTGCTTTTTCACGCAATACTTCGGATGACTCTGTTCGCTCACCGAGTTCGTGTATCGGGCATCCTGTTATCAGCTTACCTCCCTCACCGTATAACTTCCAGATATTTTCTTTTTTGTAATACAACTTCTCAATTTTACCGAACCGCCTTACGTTGCCGGAGAAGTCCACAATCAAACAATCCTTTTTGTTCGGAGCGATACGAGTGCCTCTGCCCATTGCCTGATAGAACCACGCAAGTGAGGCAGTAGAACGAGCGCAGATGATAGTGTCGAGTTCGGGATGGTCGAACCCAACGGACAAAACATTGACATTGAAAACAGTTTTTATGCTTCCTGACTTAAATCCTTTAACGGCTGCCGTTCTTTCTTTGGCTGGCATATTTCCGTATATAGCAACGGAGTTTGGTATGGCTTCGGCAAGCTCCCGCGCTTCGGCAACGGACGGAACAAAAACAGCAACGCTTTTCCTGTGGCTTACCTCATCCAACTTTGCCCGAATCATTTTTTCTAAGTTGTTGGATTTATAAACAGCGCGAATACTCTCCTCTGTAAATTCAGCTTTGGTGGAATTGTAAACTAATCCTGATTCATCAATATCGTACTGCTCATATTCAATTTTACTCCAAAAATTTAATTCAACCATCTCTTGTATTTGTGAAACGTAAATTATATCTTTGAAGAAGTTTCCTTTCTTGCTCTTGCTCGTAAGCATGACTAATTTTGAAAACGGATTTCCACCTGCATCGAAATTAGTTTGAAGTTTTAAAGGGGTTGCGGTTAAACCAAGCACGTGAGTTATCTGACTGTCGGCTAAAAATTTTCCGAGCATCGAATCGGACTCTCTCGGATAGAGATGTGCCTCGTCAATAATCATTTTGGTAAAGCCAAGTTCTTTGAAGTGTGCGCCAAGTTTTTTAATCGAACCGATGGTTGCGTAAGTGACGTCACCGATTTTTCGAGAGTTGAAAGACGCGGAATAAATCGCGGCATGACCGCCAAGCGCAATGTACTTCCCGAAATTTTGTTCGAGCAATTCCTTTGAGGGTTGCAGAATAAGTAAATTATCTTCTACGCTCTCGGCAATTTTTGCAATCACTATTGACTTTCCGAAAGCTGTTGGCGCGACAATAATAGAGGGGAGCGGCTCGCTCTTTTGGAAAAACCGAATACCTATATCGGTTGGCTCAACTTGGTTGGGACGTAAAGTAATCATAGTCACAGATTTTATCATCAGACACAACGGGGCGCGGAATCTGTGACGAAACGCTAACCCCATCGTGCTGACTTTTTCTTAAATATTTTTTTGGCATCACAGATTCTATTTAAAAATTACGTTGCAATATTACGTCAACAAAACACGAATGTTACAAATGTTGAAAACTATTTTATCAACAATTTCAATTCACTCATCGTCCACTTTCTTTCTGTTGTCGAAAATTTTGTACAGACGGAAGGACTCGAACCTCCAGTGTGCCTTACTGAGTTTCGCCAAACGTCTTTGGGTACTCGTGTTCAGGTGTGTTTACCGTTTCACCACGTCTGCTTTTCTTCACAGTAATTTAATATTTATTTTTGTATATTTACTCTCTCAAAATTGTTCTTTGATTACCAACTTCCGTCCGCACCGCCTCCGCCAAAATCCCCGCCACCAAAGCCGTCAAATCCTGACGAAGAATCAGAGGATGAACTTGACGAGTCGCTCGAAGATGTGAATGAATCGAACAGCGAAGAAATGATTTCCGCTTCGATAATTCCTTCGGCAACCGCAAACGCGGCATCAACCAAATCAGTTTCACCACAACTACATTTATAATCGGGCTGTTTACAATTTCTGCAAATCTTTTTCATGTTGTTTGTCATTTCTGTTTCTGTTTAAGGAACTCATTGTATAAATCTCCTGCTGAAATTTCAGGAACATATCTTTTACTAAGAATCCACTCTGCAAATTCAATAGCTTCTTGTTTATCGAACTCGTCCATGCAATCAAGTGTCATGTGATTACAGTCAACTGCTTCGCTTTCTTTTATATGAAAGTAATCGGCAAAAAATTTACCTGCTTCTTTTGTCATTGGTATTATTTCTTAGGCATGATTAATTCCTCTTGAAAAGTTTCCGCGTACCATAAAGATATTCTCTCCCAATATTCAGATGTTTGGTCTTTACTTAGTTTAGCAGTAGAGATTGTAATTTCTTTTCCCATAAACTCTGCGGTCAAAAATAGTTTGTGTAACAGTCCGTGAACCACATCTTCTTTCTCGAAGCCAATCGGGAATTGCGTTCCCCGCGCGTCAAGTTGTCGGATAATCTGCGGGATGATAACAGCCCAATACCCGCGATTCTGTTCAATGCTACGCAGAGAAGATTTAGTCCACCTACCGACACTGCCGATTTTAATCTCATTATCTTTCGAGATGTCTTCATTATAAATTGCGCGATAAGTATTAGGCGCGGTTTTAGATAAAAACATTTGCAAATTTAATACATACTCGTACATAATGCAAGAAATATTTTTAGTAAAGATTGAAAATAAAATATATTGCGATGTCGGTATTTATATGTATGTTTGTGCCGTGATAAAAATGACTCATACATTCACGCCCGAACACGCGGAAAAAATAAATAACAGAACGGTGCAAATCAACCATCGGGCGCGGTCAGCATCAGAACTTATTCGTATCGCGCTCGATAAACTTTTGCGTGGAAAAAAAAGATAACCCCTCATCTCCCCAAGTATAATGACAGTCCAAGACCTTCTCTTAATCCAAAACGGATTCACGCCAGCCCTTGTTTATTTAAACAGAGGTAAAGTTAAAAACTTCGACAAGCAATTCGGATTTGCAATAAAAAGAGCCAATGACGAATTAGCAAAAATCTTAAATGAGTATGTAGTCATTGAAAACGGAAACTTCAAAACAGAAAACAACAAGTTTATTTTGAAGAACGAAGAAATGAGAGGAGAGTTCGAGGAAAAAAGAAATAAGATTTTATTCAGGGAAGTATGAGTATAGCATCCGAACTCCGTCAGGCGGGAATAAGATTAAGAAACAACGAAATATCTGTTAAAGAATTTGACGATTTATTTTTTAGTTTGATTGACTCCAGAAAATCACTTGAAGATCACAGGTATGAAATTTCAGAAGATGACCCCGAAAAAGAGGACAAGATATATTTCAACACACTCATAGATATGTGGAAGGATAAATGAAAGCAGGAATCAACTATGTGATGATAAAGGTAAATCGCACTCGCGAGGAGCTAATCAGTGGCATCTACAAAAACCGCGACAACACCTTATTTATTTCAGACGCTACCTTAAACAAACCTAATCAGTCAGGAGCGCATAAATGTCAAACAGGAATAGTAAAAAGCGTTGGAGTTCTTTATAAAGACAAGATGAAATGGGAAACCACCAACGAACTCCAAGAAGGAGATTTAGCAGTTTATTACTTCAACGATGACGCATGGAACAAAAGCAGATATTGGATTGACGGAGAGGATGTTTATTTTTTCATCAGGTACGAGAATATTTACTTTGTCATCAGGGAAGAAAAAATAATACCTGTCAATGGTTATGTGCTTGTAGAACCGATAGACACCCCGACCAATTTTTTAACCGAACACATCAAAGAAAAGTCCAAAACCTACGGCATAGTAAAGCACATCGGCACTCCGCTAATCAATACCAAGATAACAGGTAAACAGGAAGTAGAATTTGATGATGAAGTGCCACGAATGAACGGAAGCCAATTCACAGGGTACGGGCTTAAAGAAAATGATTTTGTTTTCTTTCCATCATGGTGCGCGAAACCGATTATGTACGATACGCAGAATTTTGTAGGCGAACTCTATGCCATGCACCGTTTCGGAATGTGGTGTGTAATTGAAGATAAATCAAAAGTTACTTTAAAAGAAAACGCCAAACAGGTCAAGCATCAGGACATGGAAATGAGCGGAGAAGAAATCGAACAAGCCCAAAGGGAATGGGCGAGAGTACAAAGTGAGGGAAGGGATAAGCCGAAAACTTTATATTATTAGTGTTGAAAACTTTTAAAATAACGTGATACTAAATAAAACTCATAACGTATTTTTGTCCCAAGCCCCCGAAGAAACCAAAGTCGGGGACTCAAAAAAATCATGAGCTTACTTTCAGTTACAGTGTTGAAATTTAATAACAACGATACGTCTAACACACCGTATCAAAAATTTTTAGGAATCGAAAACATCAAGTTAATTACGTCAGAGCATTATGACTTTTTTAACGACCATGCTTTTATTCTTTATTACAACAATCAATCAATGATTACCGAAAGGTACATTGTAAGTCAAACAGCAGATGCGCTCAAAACGGCTATTCAGGCAACAGCCGACACTGCACAGAACACCGCGATGTTCCCTGCCGCTATCTTTGTGAACAAGATAGACCGCAAGCCGATGGGAAAACTCTCTCTGTTAAACACGGACGCAGTAGTCAACAAATATCCCGAAGCCAGCAAGCCAGCTAAAGTGCTTTACGATTTAGGAAATGTAAACCAAGCCAAGCACAAAGAACTGGAATGGTGTTCCTATCCTCTTTTGGTAACAGCGATAAATCTATGTATCAATGCTATCACGATAGCGTGTTGCGTGGATAACTTCCTTACTCCCGGCACAAGTATAGATATTGGTGACGCAGGAACATTTACAGTTGTAGGAAGTTCCTGTACTGACGATGGCGGAGTTGTTCTTGTATCAGAAGACCTGTCCTCAGCAGAAGTCGGAGACGAAGTTTCCTTAACCTAAACCATGTCGGCTTGCAGATAGTTCTACCACATAGCAAGCCGACACTATCGGTACTGATTTGTCATCTGCCTGAAAGGGCGGAGAAACTGCAACGTCTTTTAGGGCAGTTGTATCTTCAAGTAAACGACCATGCAGTTGAGATAATTGTCAATGAAGGAGATGGGACTACTGGGTACAAAAGGAATGAATTAATCAAAGCCGCAAAAGGAAAGTACATTGTTTCATTCGATGACGATGACGAGCCAAGTTATAATTACTTCGATAAAATTTTCAAGTACCTTGACGGCAAA